TTTTGCAGGGCGATGATAAGGGCAAGCTGGCACTGAGCACCGACCTGCTGCGCCTGCTGGTTATCAACGACAGAGCACATCTGTACGACTAAGAGAAAAAACGAGGGGAAAGATATGCGGTGACACCATAACAAGGGGATAACCGCATGAAATTAACGGAGTTTACAAGACCGGAGGTGGAATACCTCCGGCAGGAATGCAACTTTACAGACGAGGAACGCGCCGTGTTCGACATGAGGGCATCGGCGCGTTCTATCGTTGAGATCGGACTTACACTGCATATGAGCGAAAGCACCGTGTACCGCAAGCTAAACTGCATCAAACGTAAAATATTGCGAGTTTTATGACAGGTTCGGGACAGTGAAAAGCCTTATACTGAAAGTATAAGGAGTGAACGCCTATGAGTTACGAACAACGTCTTGAGTTGCTGGGCTACGACCCTGTTTGCGCTCGGCGCGTTGCAGAGGACTACCGCGAAGCAGGCAACACGGAGTATCTGGAAGAATATCTTGCATACAAAGAGGCTACGCGCAAGTCCATCAGCGAACACGTTACGGAGGTGCTGGGTTAAAATGGCATATCCTTATGGTTACACTGGCTACACGCCGCAGTATCAACAGCAGTACCCGCAACAGCCAATGCAGACACCAATGCAACAGCAGGTGCAATCTCCACAGCATATTGTTCGACCTGTGGCAAGCGTGGAGGAAGCGCGTGCGGTACAGACGGACTTTTCCGGTGCGCTTACTATCATGCCGGACACGGCACACGGCGCGATTTACACCAAACAGCTTAATTTGCAAACCGGCTGTGCCGACTTTGTGATGTATCGCAGAGCACAGGAGCCGGAAACGAATAAACCTGCGGAAATAGATTTGTCAGATTATGTTCCGAGAACGGAATTCAACGAGCTTATCCGACGGTTTAACAAGTTATGTGAACAACTGGGAGGTGCAAACGATGGTAAATAATCCGATGATGCAGGTGTTGCAGCTTATGAGGAACGGCGGAAATCCCATGATGATGCTGAACCAAATGACCGGCAATAATCCCATGGTGAGCACCCTAATGAAATCCATGCAGGGCAAAAGCCCGGACGCGCTGCGGCAGATGGCGATGAACATTGCAAAGGAACGAGGAATCGACCTCGATCAGTTTGCACAGCAGTTCGGCATGAACATCAAGTAAATACGCAACTGTAAAAATTCAAGCGATTTTTTATAGTTCCTTTTCAGTTTCGGAATCTTGAATAAAAATCCGGCGTGAATTTGTCATGTTCGGAAAGCGTACGGTTCCGATCAAATATAACTGAAAAGGAGAATTACACTATGAGTGACGATTCGATGGCTCTGGGCTATGCACTGGGTCAGGACAGCAACGGTAGCAACAACGGCTCCGGTATGTGGGGCGGCGATGGTTCGTGGATTTTCGCATTTCTGATTATTGCACTGATTTTCGGCGGCAACGGCTGGGGCTGGGGCAACAACGGCGGCAACGGTGCGAACGGCGCAGGGTATCAGGGCGCGGTTACTCGCTCCGATCTGTGCAGTGAGTTCAACTTCAACAACCTGTCCCGTTCCGTTCTCGGCATTCAGGACGGATTGTGCAACGGCTTTTACAGCATGAACAACGGGATGCTTACCGGTTTCAACACGCTCGGCAGCGCGGTTTCTAACGGCTTCCACGGCGTGGACAATTCGGTTTGCCAGCTCGGCTACCAGAACGCACAGCTTATCAACGGCGTAAACCAGAACATGAACACTGGCTTTAACGGCGTAACTGCTGGCCTTACTGCTCTGGGCACGCAGATGGCTTCTTGCTGCTGCGATACGCAGCGTCAGGTAGAACGCGGTTTCTGCGACACCAATTACAACGCTGCTACTAATGCGCGTGATATCATCCAGTCTACCCACAACGACACTGACCGTATCATTGCGCGGATTGACCAGATGGAAACTGCACGTCAGGCAGAGAAGATCGCGGCGCTCCAGACGGAGAACCAGACCTTGAAGTTCGCGGCTTCTCAGGAGGCGCAGAACAACTACCTTGTAAACGCTCTGCGTCCGGCTCCGGTACCGGCGTTCCCGGTTCCGGCACCTTACCAGTTTTCCGGCTGCGGCTGCAACACCTGCTGCGGCATGTGAGAGATACGTTCAGCCGGGGGACATTCCCCCGGCTTTGATAGGAGGTTTTGATTATGGCTTGCAAGCCTGTACAAAAACTGTGTCCGAACCTGCGTATCTCACAGGGCGTGACTTACGCAAGCGGCGTGCTGACGGTGAACATTCCGGCGGGAGATTACCAGAACGGCTGCGTATACGGAATCGTAATCGCTCAGAACATTCCGAGCACAACGATCATCGGCGCACCGGTAGTAATCACAATCGGCGACGGAACGGTAACGTATCCGCTGCTGAAATGCAACGGCGCACAGGCGACAGTGTTTAATCTGGACACCCGTCACAAGTACCTTTGCCGGGTGGTCACTTCGTCCAGCGGCGGCAGTTTCCGAATGCTCGGTAATTCCTGCTGCTCTCATTCTGACACGCTGCGGTCTATTAACGGCACAGCGCCGACGGCGTAAGGGGGTATCATCATGAAACGAGGAACCCGAATGCTGTTGATGCAGCACACCCGCCGAGAGAATGCTTCGCCGGAGGAATGGAGAATCCGCAAGACGTACCCCGAAGATCGCCAGCATTACGGCGTGCGGTATCGGTACAATCATATTGAGCCTTACGGTTACTATGACGAGCGTATTCACGGCGGCGAACCGGAGATGCGGAATTATCGCCGCTATTCTGACGGACGCTTTGCACCGAAAAGCAACATGGAATATCCGGAGTATGACGAGTACCCCGATTACGAGGACGAGATGCGCCCTATCGGCTTTCGTGACGATGATGCTTACATGGGGGATACTTCTTATGTAGGTGACAAGACGCACGGTTCTGAGCGCACTATGGGCTATGCGTCCAGCACGCACACCGGACGTATGACTAAGGACATGGCGGACGAATGGCTGCACAACATGCAGAACGCTGACGGCACGACTGGCCCGCACTGGACGTTTGAACAGTGCAAGCAGGTAATGCAGCAGCACAACTTGAATTACGACCCGGTAGAATTTTGGGTGGCAATGAACGCTGTTTACTCCGACTTTTGCAAGGTCAACGAGAAACACGGCATCCGCAACATCGATTACTATGTTGACGCTGCTTGTGCGTTCTGGCTCGAAGACAAGGACGCAGTAAAAAATAAGGAAACGGCATACTATCTCTATGTTGTGAAGCATTGAATGAAGGGAGGGCAAATGTCCTCCCTTCATCGCGGTGTTGAAGTCCCGCGCTATCTGTGGTACAATGTATAGGTCAAGTGGGACTAAACATGGGACTAAAATTTTTGAAGTGTCAAAAGTTCAGACATACTGTGGGGTTTCGAAATTTCACCTCGTCCTTGGTAAGGATGAGGTCACCAGTTCAAATCTGGTTAGCAGCTCCATATTAAAAAGCCTTGTTTCTTTGGTAAATCCATTGAAACAAGGCTTTTTTGTTATTTTATACGGCTTTGAGCACTGCTGCACGAAGTTCTTGCAGCTCTCGCATAATGTCAGCCATAGGCGTTTTTTGCACTTCGTTAATGGGACTAAATGTGGGACTGAACAAGGCGGCTAATTGCTCACCTGCACGCTCGATCATATCCTCGCCGGTGTGAGTGTAAATCTTGGCGGTAATCTCGATAGATGCGTGTCCCATGAGTTTGCTTGCGACGTTGAGCGGTACGCCCGCGCGCTCTAAATCTGTGCAGAACGTGTGGCGCAGATCGTAGGGAACGATAGGCGGCAGTTGCTCGGCAATGGGTGAGATTTTCCCCGCCGCGATCAACTCGCGTTCGGTATCATCCATAGCGGCGCGGAAACCCTGCCACATGGCACGCATGGACTTATCATCGTACAAGTGCCCGTTACGAGGAAAAACCAATTCACCGAACGAACCGGCTTTCGGCAGGACTGCGGCAAGCTGGGGGATGATCGGTATTTTGCGAACGCCTGCGTCTGACTTGGGGTATTTCTCGGCGCGGGTGTCCCGGTCGTATGCCTTGTCAACAGTAATCATACCGCCTGTAATATCGGCGTATGTCAGCACAAGGCTTTCCGCCGGACGCAAGCCACTATACAGCAGAGTAAGCACCCACGTTCCCGCAGGATGCGTCTTTGCAGTTTCCAGTAAAATAACACGTTCTCGATCTGTAATGCTCCTGTGGCTCTTCTGCTTGCCAGTACGGGGCATCTTCAAATCTTCCGCAGGATTATTGACGCACAAGCCGTTCTGCTTGGCTGCGCGGAACATCTGCTCGATTGCCTGCTGCACCTTCTTTACGGTGTCCGGCGCACGTCCTTCCGCAGAGTTAAGCGCTTCCTGACAGTTCAGCGGACGCACTTTGCTGACTGGGATATCCCCAATGTAGGGATAGACGTAGTTCACAAGTCGTCCCTCAATCAGCCTGCGCGTGGATTCCTTCACGCCGGACTTGTAGGTTTCTACCCAGCGTTTTCCCCATTCCTTTACGGTAACACCGGCTTCAATGAGTTTACTTCCGGATTCGATCTCTGCGCGTTTTGCCCTGATTTTCTCGTTGAGTTCCTTTTCGGTTTTTGCTCTCAGGTCGTAGTGCTTTCCCATATACGTTCCGGTCTCGCGGACAAATCCGCGAGGGTCTTTTTTTCGACGTGGCATTGCATTTTCCTCCTATTTTCGATATAATAAGAGGGTAGAATTCCGTTGCACAAGATTTCTACCCCCGTATAACGTCCGCCGGTTGCCGCCGGTGGGCGTTTTTTATGCCCAAAATTGTTTTCCGCATTTCAAACAAGTGACGCGGACTTTTTTCGCGCCCTTGTTTCCGGCTACGGCACCGATCAATCCCAGCCCCAGCGGCGCGGTCACGGCTGCGCCTACCACGGCCTTGCCGATGCCGAATCCCTTCTTATGCGCCGAAAGGGAAGTGGAGCCGCAACGCGGACAACGCGCTTGCGCGTTCATTTCTTTTTGCTGTAGTTGGTTCGCCTTTTTCAGTTCGAAAAGCTGCGCCTTTTGCAATTTAACCGACGGGTCGTTCGCCGCTTGCACTTTGATGATCTTCTCAATCGGTGCTTCGATCTGACGCTTCATGCGGATTGTGTCCAGCATCCCGTACTCTGTAGGCTTTACGTTATCCTCGATATAGTCCAGCGCTTTGCCGATAGTGACAGAATCGTAATCGGTGCATTTACGGAAGAATGCGGCCATGTTGGTTCTGTCCTTGTATACGCCGTAGATCGTGGCGAGGTCGATTAGATCGCCTTCTTTGTCGTAATACTCGTGCGTTTCCTTTGGGGCAACGGTTTGTGCAGGTAGTTGTTCACCAGCCTTTGTTCCGCAGTTCGGGCAAAAATTTCCCTCGAATTCCGTGCCACAATTCGTGCAAAACATAATTCCACTTCCCTTTTATTTCTTATACTTCGGATTTCCGAGCATGATTTCAAGGAAATCCAATGCTTTTTCCTGCCCGTCCTCGGTAAGCTGATTGAATATTGTCGTCAGCCGAGATTGACGGGCGATTTTTTGTGTCTCATCATACTGCGCGAGATCATGCAGCATGAATTCGATTGAGTGTTGCATACGCTCTAAGCCTTTTAGATTGGCTTCGAGCCATGCCTGTTTTTCCTGCTCAGTGGCTTGACCAGCTGCTACTTTCTGCTGTAGCTCCACCATTTCCGGCGCGCCGGTTACGCGGATGGAAGCATCTGCGGTCAACTCGTTCACATTTACGCCGAGTGCGTTTGCAAGCCGAGAAATAGTGTCTGGCGCAACTCGTTCGCTACCACGCCGCGTAATAGAATAAACTGTGTTATACGACAATTCAGCTTTTTTAGCAAGCTCTCGAAGCGAAATACCCTGCTTTTCTGCAAGTTTTTTTACTCTTTCTCCTACGGTCATAATATCCCCTCCGTGAATGCGTTTGCAAATTTATATTGACATACTGTTCAATCGCACATATAATTAAATTACGACATATGCAAACGCAAATAGCGAAAGGAGGATATATGCGTATTGATCGAGTAATCCTTGCCGCAACGATGGCAAAACGTTGTATGCGAGGAAAGGAACTTGCGACGCTTGCCGGTATTTCCGTTTCGAGTGTTTCCGGCATTCGCAACGGACGTAGCTGCTCAGTAGAGATGGCAAGCAAGATCGCAAGTGCTTTGAATGTACCCCTTAACGAACTTGTAGAAAAGGAGAATTAACCCATGGACAACAAAATCATTGCATTTACTAACCCTGAATTTGGCGAGGTTCGCACGCTGAACATTGAGAACGAGCCGTGGTTCGTAGCGGCTGACGTTTGCAAGGCGCTGGACATCATTAACAGCCGCGATGCGGTTGCTCGTCTGGATGACGACGAGAGGAATACCGTAGTTTTAACCGACGGTATTCCGGGCAACCCCAATAAGACTGTGGTTAACGAACCCGGCCTGTACGCTCTGGTTCTCGGCTCTCGCAAGCCGGAGGCCAAAGCGTTCAAGCGATGGATTACGCACGATGTTATTCCCTCTATCCGCAAGAACGGCGGCTACATTGCCGGCCAGGAAACTCTCAGCCCTGAGGAACTGATGGCGAAAGCCCTGCTTGTCGCTCAGAAAACCATTGAGGAAAAGGAAAAGCTGCTTTCCCACGCTGCCGAACAGGCGAAGCTCGATGCACCGCTCGTCCATTTTGCAAAGGGCGTTACCGTGTCCAAAACTTCCATCCTGATTTTCGACTTTGCGAAGATTCTCCGTCAGAATGGCGCGGATATGGGCGGCAAGCGCTTTTTTGCATGGCTGCGTGAAAATGGCTACCTCGTCAAGCGCAAGGGTAGTGATTACAATATGCCTACCCAGCGCAGCATGGAACTCGGTCTGTTCGAGATCAAGGAAACTGTGATTACTCACTCGGACGGTCACACCACCATCAGCCGCACGCCGAAGATTACCGGCAAGGGTCAGGTATACTTCTTCAACAAAATCCTCGGCACGAATATTCCGGAAGATATGGAGGGCTAACACAATGGATTTTTCGGGATATTGCCTTAGCCGCACACAAGAGGCTTTGCGGCTCGCGCAGAATTTGAGCGAATACGTTCGCTCCTTACCTCTGACCAATGAACAGAACGATAAGCTCGTTAGCATGATGGCCGATTGCACGCAGCGGTTTGAAAGCGATGCGTTTGCTCTCGGCTTAAAAGCCGGAGTGCAGGCTGCAAAAGAATTACTGTAATTAACCATACCACCCGAAAGGAGCAGACACATGAAAAACAACATCGTTGCATTCAAGTATAATGAACAGCAAGTACGCACCATCGAGAAAAACGGCGAGCCGTGGTTTGTCGGTAAGGACGTAGCGGAAATTCTCGGCTATTCCGATACCGCACAGGCGGTTCGCAAGCACATTGATAACGAAGACAAAGGGGTGGTTGAAATGACAACCCCCGGTGGCAAGCAGCCTGTTACCATCATCAATGAATCTGGCCTGTACAGCCTTATCCTGTCCAGCAAACTGCCGACGGCGAAGGAATTCAAACACTGGGTTACTTCCGAGGTTCTTCCGTCTATCCGCAAGACCGGCGAATACAAGATCACACCGGCACAGCAGAACCGCCTTGACATTATGGAGCGCAACAGCCGCGCCCGTGAAGCGTCGTTGTGGCTGCGTATCTCCGCGCAGGTAAAGTCGGATACTTACCGTCAGGTATGCGCAAGCTACGCAAGCACGGTGCTCGCAGGCCGTGAGGTTATCCCGCTGCCGCAGACCACCCAGCATCATTACTCTGCTACAGAGATCGGCGCGATGTTCGGCGTGAGCAAGCAGGCTATCGGCAATCTTGCCAACACATACGGCATGAAAACCGACGAATACGGTGCATGGTACCACGACAAGTCTCCGTACTCGGCAAAGGAAGTCGATGTATTTAAGTACAACGATCGCGCCGTTCAGCGCTTCCGAGACCTGCTCGCGTAAAACAACACTCAACAGTAAGTCCGGTTTATTGGACTTTTCAGCAAGGCTGTTTGCGTCCTCTTGAAAGTCGAACAAATGTTCGTTATACTATATGTCGGATAAAGGCGAACGGTTCTTATTGATATTTCCATTTTAAGGTAATATCATAGAGTTATGAAAGGCAGGGAACAACATGACGAACATTAAACGAGTTGCGGAGCACATTGCCCGTTGCCAACATCGGGAAGAAGTGAAAGCGGCGCTCTCACTTCTTCTCAAACCACGCATTCAGAACGCCAATCCAGTGAATCAGAAAATCAGCGTCTCGGTCGCTGATGTCCTCTCCGGCGCGGATATAACCACGCTGAACAAGTAAATCAGTCAACCACTTTGTAGTATCCTCCGTTTCGGCTTCGGCCGGAGCGGGGGCTTTTTTTTGATTATTCGGATCGTAGTATTCGTGGAAACCGTCAACGCGATTCAGCAAGTAATCAACTGTGCACCCCGTGATAGATGAAACAGCTACTAATATATCTGAATCAGGTTTATGGTTACCATTTTCATAGCCGCTTAATGTATTTGCTGCAATGCCAAGTTCTTTGGCTAATGTTTTCTGGGACATGCCTATAGCTTTGCGAGCCTCAGCTATTCTTTCGCTCATTTCTTCAACCCCTTCCCTTGTATATATAGTAAACCTTGTGCTGAATAAAGTCAACATAAAAAATCGAATTGCTCGAATTTTTCTTCTTGAAAGGGGTTGACAAAATCGAGAAAATCGATTATCATATACTCATGAAATCGAGCAACTCGAATTTTGACGGGAGGTGACAAAATATGCGAATGAACATTGAAGCTGAGCGTGCTCGACTTGGCATGACAAAAAATGAGCTTTCCCAAAAGCTTGGGGTGTCTCAGAGAACTTACGTCAAGTATATCAACGGTTCGGCTATTTCTTCCGATGTACTTGAAAGAATGGCGGCACTGTTTAACTGCTCGGTTGATTACCTGCTGGGTATCGACCGCCATGACAACGAGAGCGCATAAGCGGAGGTGATAGCAATGGATCCGGTACTGATGTCGCTTAACATCGCAACGATGGTTATTCTGGCTGTGCTGATTGTGCTGATGCACAAGTGGTACAAGCGGTAGGGTGCAGGTCTTTGTATACCTGCCATGACAACGATGCGACAGACAGGATAAAGGCAAGCACAGCGAGGGCGGTAGTTATCCAATAATGGAAATTTTCTCGCCGTTCGAGCTTAGCGCGATGGGTGCGTTTCATTTCCCAATCGCGTAATTCAGCTTGTGTTTGCGCTTTGTTTTGCGGGTTAGTTGGACGAAACAATAAAAACAATCCTTTCTGAAATAGGGTGATATCAATGAATGTAAAAAGAGTTTGTTCATCAGGTGATTTTGGCACGGCGCTTGCTGGGTTCGCTTTGGGATTCGGTGTTTGCACACTGCTTTGCAAGGTCTACGACGTGTATATAGACGGTGAAATCAGACGAGCGTTTCCCAAGCGAAGAGAAACCCGATGATGTGCTGAATGCTCCTTTCTCGGCTATTATACCACGGTCAGGAAGGGGAGAACAAGCGGAGGTGATACCGATGTATATTCACCCGTTCGTTGCCGGAGTGCTGGCAACACTGGGCGTAGAAATGGCGCTGCTTATTGTGTGTGCAATGCTGCGTTGCGGCAACGATGATGATGAGAGATAACACACCATCAACACACTAAGCAACAGACTAATAACAAACCATCAACACACCAATAACACACAGAAAGCGGAGGGTTGAACGAATGACAGCAACGGAATTAAGCAACCGCAGGCGCACGGTTGAAGGCCGTTTACGCACGTTCGCAGGGTGCGAATATATTACCACAAAACAGTTAAAAGACTGGTTTGGCGTTAGTTATCGTACCGTGCAGAGGTATTTAGATGGTGTTCCGCGTTTAACTGGCGGTCGCTATCATGTGGCCGATGTGGCTAACCGATTGGTGCAGGCGGAAGCGTCTGCGTAACACTCCAACAACAGACCATCAACACACAGATAACACACAATCAACACACAGATAACAGACCGATAACAAACCATCAACACACCGAGGCGTAAGAAAGAAAGTAACAAAGAAAGAAAAGAAGTATATATATATTCTCCCTACGGTCGAATATATATTAATTTAACTTTCTAAGAAAGAAAGAAAAGAATAACCCTCTCACTACGTTCGAGGGTTACAAGAAACCGTGAAAGGGGATTGCAACCAATGACCTACAAACACTGTGGCTGGATTGCAGGAATGTGTTTCCTCGGTGTCCTGCTCTCTGGTGGCATGACCGAGAACGGCCGCATTGACCTGTTCAGCGGTGCGGCTATCATGCTGGCGCTGCTGGCAGTCGGATTTGTAGCCGCAAGGGCAAGCATGTTGCTGTGTGCCTATGAACAGCAGAAGCATGAACGTTACGCGAAAATGCACCACAATCGATTTTGAACTGCGGGCATGAAATTACACGCATGACGTGAAGAAAAGCGAACAACGTCGATTCTGGCGCGAGAGAGGATATGATACGGACATGACAAACAGCAGAAAGAAAACGCTGACGGTTAAGGCGATGCAGACACGGGTCATCGGCAAGGCGATGAACGCTGCTAAGTATGGCTTGCAGATGCGCGAGAGCGCGAAGAAGATCAGCGTTGCAACGGAAAGGCATAGCATCACCGAGCGTAGCGAGGGCATAGCACTGTAAGGCTGAGAAGAACAGAGCAAAGGCACAGCACAGCACAGCAAAGCAATGCGTAGCGAGGGCATAGCTAAGATCGGCTAAGCAACGCAGATCATAGCGAGGGCATAGCACGGCCTCACAACGAAGAACAGAGCAGTGGCTAAGCTGAGATATGCCAAACATGGCAAAAGCAAGGCATAGCACGGACATGCGAGGCGACAGCAATGAAAGCATTGCAGCGTGACACATTGCAACTGAATGGCAAGGCGTCGCACCGCACTGCGAAGGCAGAGCATAGAGCAACTGAGCAAAGCAAAGAACTGCCAAGGCAAAGCAAGGGCATGGCGATACGGAGCAAAGTTCTGCGAGGGCATGGCGAAGCAACACAATGACAAACAGAAAAAACAGGAGGGCAAAAAACATGAAGAAGCTGAACATTAAGCTGACATTCACCGAAAGCCTGCTGGGCACCAGTCCGGCAGACGAGGAAATCTACACCCGCTTTATCGGCGGTAAGGCACCGGACGCGGCAACGCTGCCGGAGGAAGTCGCGGCGCTAGGCAGTGACGCTGTGGTAGAGCGTGGTACGACGGTATTCCCTCGTGACGAGGACGGCAATCCGGTCGTATACGACTATCAGGTAAAGGGGTTTTTCAAAGACGCCTGCTCGATGCTGGCGCGTCTGACCGGCAAGGACCCCGAAACCGGGGAAAAGAAAAAGGCGGTAAACGAGAGCGGCAAGCTGACGGCGTACAAGAAGGTCATCGACGGACTGATTTTCGTGCAGCCGCGAAAGATTGTGTTGGAACTGCCGGAGGGCAAGGACATTACCATCTGCCAGCGTCCGCTTCGTGCGCAGACCGCACAGGGCGAGCGGGTAGCGCTGTCGAGCAGCGAGGAAGTACCGGCGGGCACGACTTGTAAGTTTACCGTCCTGTTGCTGGACGAGAACCACGAGAAAGCGGTTCGTGAGTGGTTGGACTACGGAGCGCTGCGCGGCATCGGTCAGTGGAGAAACAGCGGCAAGGGCGCGTTTGAGTGGGAGGAGATCGAATGATTGTAAAAATCAACGGATCGGTGTTTGATACTGAGCGTGTGATGCGGTTTGCACCGCGACGCAAGGACGGACTGGACTTTCGACCGGAGGATGTTTGCACGCTGGACGAACTGGAACAGCGCTGCGAGAAGATGGCAAAGCTGCCGCCGACACAGCAGGTTAAGACCGTAGATCGCATGGGATGGCGGTTTGTGTTGCTGAAAGATATCTACGGCAACACGTTCCCGCAGTGCTTCGCACCAATCAACGGTGAACTGGAATACCTGCAGGAATGAGAAAAGCCGCTGACGGGTGGTAGGATACCCAATCAGCGGCAAAGAAAATAGGTTTACGGTGATTATAGCACTGGAGAGGAGAAAAAGCAAGATGTTGAAGGAAACACTGCACAAGTTGTTGGACCTCAGCTTGGAGGAAAAGCCGGAAGGCAAGATCACCGAGGTAAAGATCGGTAACACTACCTGCTCGGTGTGGATTATGAGCAAAAGTGCAAACGGAACGTATCAGGTTGACCGCCGTTTTCACCGCTACAAGAGCACCGGAGAAAACGTATGGTATGAGGGACTGGAAGAAGTACCCGAAGCCGAGGTTATCCGGGCGATGGAGGCGGTAAACAATGCGTGATACACTGACCGGCTGCCCCGAGCGGGCGTTAGAGCCACCGGAGAGGTCAGATCAGGAGCGACTTAACCGGTTGCAGGATATGCAGGAAGCCGAAACTGCTATTGGCCTGTATCTGGAGAATTATAAACACCTATTCAGCATCGAGATTAAGAACTTCTTGCTTGATTTACGGATTGCTGTGCAGGACTTTGAACAGGAGGACGAACCATGAATTTATACGAATTGACGCAGGAATTTGCGACTGCAATGCAGGCTATCACGGTAGACCCGGAGACCGGCGAGGTCAGCGGTTTTGAGACTGTAGATGGTCTGGACGCGGCGTTTGAGGACAAGGCCGAAGCGTATGCCGTCACCATCAAGAACCTTGACGCGGAGGTTAAGGCGCTCAAGAACGAGCGCGACAATCTCAAGGCGCGAGAGGATGCGACCAAGAAGCGCATGGAGTACATGAAGCAGCACCTTGCGGACAGTATGCTTGCTGTAGGCAAAGACAAGATCAGCACGGCCAAGGCGGCGCTGTCGTTCCGCAAGAGTATGCAGGTGAACATTACGAGCGACGTAATGGTTCCGGACGACCTGTGCAAGGTGGTTATCGACCGCAAGCCAGACAAGACGGCAATCGGCAAGCTGCTGAAATCCGGTGAGGCCGTACCGGGCGCGGAGCTGGTAGAAAACATGAATTTGCAGGTGAAGTGATATGAACATCAGGTTGCTTAATGCAGACGAGATCGAGTGCCGCGTAGCGCAGGTGTCAAAGTCTCAGCATGGCGTATCGTGTTCGTTGCTACTCTACAAGGACGCACGTTGCGATATGTCCATTCTGGACGAGGTGTACGGTCAGACAAACTGGAAGCGCGAACACGTTATCATCGACGGTCGGCTTTACTGCAATGTCTCTGTCTGGGATGCAGAAAAAGGACAATGGGTTGTAAAGCAGGACGTAGGAACGGAAAGCAATACCGAGAAGGAGAAGGGACAGGCAAGCGATAGCTTTAAGCGGGCGTGCACCAACTGGGGTATTGGCCGAGAACTGTACACGGCTCCTAAGATTTGGGTTCGGCTCAGGGATAAAGAGTATTCCGAGCAAAACGGCAGAATCAAGTGCAAGCAGTCGTTCCGCGTGCGCAGTATCCAGTATGACAAGCGCAGGATTTCCGGCCTTGTGATTGAGGATGAAAAAGGAGAAGCACGGTTTGAACTTGTACCGCCGCCGGTCGAACTGACCGAAGTCCAGAAGAAAGCAAAACACGTAAAGCAGCTGCTTTATGATATCAGCGGCAAAGATGTGGATACATCGTCTAAACTGTGGCGTGAGCAGTACCAGAAGGACGAAAACGACATTGTAAAGATGAATGCTGCGATTTTGGAGCTTGAACCGAAGTGGAACGCGATCAAGGCAGAACAGCACAAGGCGGTGCAGAATGACGCATGAATTCGACCGTGCACAGGTAGTGCATAACGATCTCGGAAACTGGCTTTGCCTGCACATCAAGAATGCGCCTATGGCGCGGGTGGAGTGCGAACAGATGAAGGAGGGCAAGACCTATACAGCCGAGGTGAAGAAGAAGTACGACAAGCGAAGCCTTGACGCAAACGCAATGTACTGGAAACTCTGCGGAGAACTCTCTAAAGCCATGGGAGAAGTGCCGGAGTGTATTTACAGACGGCATATCAAAGATATTGGAAACTACGAAGTGCTGTGTATGCAGACACGGTCAGTAGCGAGTTTCGGTCAAAAGTGGACGAGTAACCATACCGGAAGGTTTATTGAAACCAGAGTGTCGAAAATCAGCGGATGTACAACAGTGCTTGCCTATTATGGTTCGAGCGATTTTGACAAGCGGCAAATGTCCCAGCTGATTGACAACTGCATTCAGGATTGCAAAAATGCCGGAGTGGAAACCGCGTCGCCTGACCTGCTAAATGAATTGAAAGAGGAGTGGGAAGTTGGAAGTATGGAGAGAAATACCCGGCACTGACGGAATGTATTGGGTAAGCAACCAAGGAAATGTGAAATCGCGTTACAAGTATAGCGACAAGCATAGCAGAAAAAACGGAATTAGAGAGATTGTCTTAAAGCAGCACAAGAACAGCCAAGGTTATTATCGAGTACCGGTACGAATAAACGGAGAGAAAAAGCGTTGCTTTGTGCATAGACTTGTGGCCGAAGCGTTTCTTGAAAAAGTAGACGGAATGAATATCGTCAATCACAAGGACTTCAACCCCACTAACAATACAGTCGAAAATCTGGAATGGACAACGGATTATGGTAATTACAGATACTCGTTCGACCGAGGAAGATTTGATCGTACGGACGAGTGGCGAAAACATCTAAAAATGGCGTTGGATAAGCGCATGGGAAAAGCTGTGGTCGGAGTGAATATGAAGACGGGCGAACGGGTGTTTTACAGCGCACTTAATGACTGCGCAAAAGACGGTTTTACGACATCAAGCGTAAGCCAGTGTTGCAACGGCAAAAGAAACCAACACGCTGGGTATGTTTGGAGATTTGCAAAGCCGGAGGAGCACGAGGTATGAGAAGACAGACACGGTTTACCGGTGTCTCACCGGCGGTTTGGAAGGAATGCTATGACCGGGACGGCGGAATTTGCCGTCACTGCGGGAAGGGCGGCGTGTTACAGGCTGCGCATTACGTCAGCAGAGCACGCGGTGGCATGGGCATTCCTACAAACCTTGTGATGCTGTGCCCGGAGTGTCACAGAGAGGCAGATCAGGGCGACGGAAAGGAAATCAAGCGGGAAATGCGGGAGTACCTGCAGAGCATTTATCCCATGTGGAGCGAGGGAAACCAGAAGTATACCAAGGAGACAGGGAGATGAAAGTTGATTTAGAAAAATATCGGGAATACATCGAAACCCGGATTGCGGAAGGCGCGAGCTTGCGAATGCTTGAGAACGAAATCGGAATTGAGCGACAAAAACTCTCAAGAGAGATGAAAAAAGCAGGCATGAGAGTTCCTACGCGAATTGAAAGCGTGAAATTCCTGTGGAAAAATCATAAACATCCGCACATTGGGAAAACCGGTAGCTTGTGCCCGACGTACGGACGCAAGATGTCAGATGAAACCAAACAAAAGCTGAGAGAAGCAATGGCTGGAGATAAAAATTATCACTGGTCCGGAGGAAGAAAGAAACACTCAAGCGGGTATATTCTTGTATATCGACCAGACAACCACTTAGCAGATAAACACGGGTTTGTGCTGGAACATAGGCTTGTAGCTGAACAGAAATACGGAAGAAAGCTGACCTCCTCGGACATTGTACATCACATTGACGGCAATAAGACAAACAACAATCCAGAAAATATCGTGGTTCTGACCCGATCAGAACATGCGAAATTGCATAATGGATTGAAAAAATGCAACAAACGGAGGAATACAAGTGCTTAACAAGATCGTTTTACAAGGAAGATTAACAGATAATTTGGAATTGCGACACACGCAGTCTAATACGGCTGTAGCAAGCGGTACGATTGCGGTACAACGCAGCAGAAAGGATAACAACGGAGAATATCAGAGCGACTTCTGTTCCGTTGTCCTGTGGGGCAAGCTGGCGGAGCACGCAAGCACATGGTTCCACAAGGGCGATATGTGCATTGTTTCCGGCCGTTTGGAAAGCCGCGACTGGCAGGACAAGAACGGCAATAAGCGCCGCTCGTGGGAAGTGCAGTGCGAAAGCATCGACTTCTGCGGAGGCAAGAGCGAGGGCAAGCCGAAGGAGAACAGCGATTTTGCGGATATGCCGGAGGAGGATTCGGACGTTCCGTTCTGAGGTGATGGGAAATGAACGGGCACATTAAACTGCACCGTGCGCTTACGGAGTGGGGGTGGTACAAAGACCTCCCCACCTGCAAGCTATGGCTGCACGTCCTGTTGAGAGCCAATTACAAGGCTTGTGAGTGGAAGGGGATAGAAATACCGCGTGGTGCGTTTGCAACAAGTTATGCGGAACTCGCGGCGGAAAGCGGGCTGTCTGTGCAGCAGGTACGGACGGCGCTCGGTAAACTGAAAAAGACCGGCGAAATCACGGTGGAAACCAATCGGCACTATACAGTTATCACGGTTAGCAAGTACGACGAGTACCAGAGCACCGAACGCGATGAAGTGACGACACCGGCAAAATGTTCGCCGAAGCCTAAACCGAAGCCCAAAGCCCAAGAAGCCGATAAGAAACTCGACCTAACAGAACGATTCTCGGAGCCAGTATGTTCGGCGGTTCAAGATTGGATTAGATACAAGAAGGAGCGCAGGGATGCATACGAGCCAACTGGTCTCAGAAACCTTCTCACGATGATTGAGAACCGCGTAAAGCAGCACGGAGAACAGGCAGTAGCTGAGGTTATCCGGCTGAGTATGTCGCAAGGTTGGAAGGGCATCATTTGGGACAGAATCGGAGACAAGCCAAAGAAAACCAAAACGGATGCGCCGATGTTTAACGGTGCGCCCGCCGCCAGTGACTGGGAAAATGAGTGGGCGGCACGAGTGAAAGCAAGCAGAGGTGAAAGATGAAATTTGTAATCAAAGGCCCGCTGCCGGGACTGAATGAGTTGATCGAGGCGGAGAGACGACACCGGCAGGAGGGGGCGCGGCTGAAAAAGCAGTGCGAAACCGTTGTGATGCACGCAGCAAGACAGCTCGGCGGTGCGGAGTTTCAGGAGCCGGTTTACATGATTTACCGGTGGTACGAAAAAGACCGGCGACGGGACAAGGATAATATTTGCGCGTTTGGGCGCAAGGTTATTCAGGATGCGCTTGTTAAAGCGCGGTATCTGTCGAACGACGGGTGGAAGAATATCCGAGGGTTTGAGGATCACTTTGAGGTGGACGCGAAAAATCCGAGGATTGTGGTTGAGATTTTGGGAGCGGATGAGGATGAAACAGGTTAAATGCGAGTTGTTCTGCGATAATTTCCAGAACTACAAGCGTTATGGGATTCCGAAAGCACAGCTTGTGATTGCGGATATTCCGTATAACATCGGCGCGGACGCATACGGAAGCAATCCAATGTGGTATGTCGGCGGCGACAACAAGAACGGAGAAAGCGCAAAGGCGAAAAGCAGCTTTTTCCGCACGGACGGATATTTCAAGATTGCCGAATATATGCACTTCTGCAACCGGCTTTTGAAGAAAGAACCAAAGGAACGCAACACTGCACCGGCGATGATCGTATTCTGCGCGTTCGACCAGATGCAGACGGTGATGGAGTATGGAAAGAGATATGGATTTAAGAATAGCTATCCGCTGTTTTTCACGAAGCCGTATTCCGCACAGGTGCTTAAAGCGAATATGCGGATTGTAGGCGCAACTGAGTTTGCGGTTGTACTGTACCGGGACAAGCTGCCGAAGTTCAACAACGGCAGACAGTATGACGAGAACGGCAAGGTTGTTCGCGGAAGCGGCAAGATGGTGTTTGACAATATCGACTGGGAACGCGATGGCAGAGAAGTGCCAAAGCTACACCCGACACAGAAGCCGGTGAAGCTGCTGAAAAAGCTGATTGAGATTTTCACAGACCCGGGCGATGTGGTGATTGACCCATGCGCCGGAAGCGGTTCGACACTCAGAGCGGCGCGGGAGCTGGGGCGCGATAGTTACGGATTTGAAATCTGCAAGGAGTTTTACCGCGATGCGGTGGAAAAGATGCTGAAAGAGCCGGAAACGGTACAGATTGGATTGGAAGGTGTGGTGTGAATGGTTGAGGAAGCGGTTTTGAATGCTGCACCGGAGAATGAGCTAATCCGCAACACGATGAAGAAAGCGGATTTGCTGCTGAACAGCTACAAGAACCCGGTTTGCAGTATTTCCGGCGGCAGTGATAGCGATGTTATGCTCGATCTGCTGGAACGAGTTCGGAATGGGCGGAAGATTACGTATGTGTTTTTTGATACGGGTATCGAGTATCAAGCTACGAAGAATCACCTGAACGATCTGGAAGCCCAGTACGGCATTGAGATCGTACGGCGGAGAGCGAAAAAAACTGTGCCGGTTGGGTGCAAGGAATATGGAGTGCCGTTCTTGAGCAAACGAGATGCGATGTACATTGATCGGCTCCAAAACAAAGGCTTTCAGTTCGAGGATAAAAAATTTGATGAATTAACCGAAAAGTATCCTAACTGCATCAGCGCCCTAAAGTATTGGTGCAACTGGCACGAGGGAACGAGCAAGTTCTCCATCAAAGTCCATGCGGGTCTCAAAGAGTTTATGGTTAGCACCCCACCAGAATTTGCTATTTCGAACAAGTGCTGCAATGGTGCGAAGAAAGATACAGCAAAGGCATTCTTAAAGGAACAAAATTCAATGCTTAACATTGTCGGCGAACGACGGGCAGAGGGAGGCGCGAGGGCAATCGCACATACAAGCTGCTTTGAACCGCTGCACAAAAGCGGAATTCCAATGTATATGCCCCTCTACTTTTGGAGCGACGAGGACAAGCAACAGTACAAGGAGCATTACGGCTTACGCTACTCGGATTGCTACGAGGTGTACGGTATGAAGCGCACAGGCTGCTGCGGTTGTCCATTCAATTCTCGGTTCGATGAAGAATTAGAAATTGTAAAGCAGTACGAGCCACAACTATACAAAGCCGCTATTGCAATTTTTGGAAGGAGCTACGAGTACACACGGGCGTACCGCAAGTTCCGCGATGCGTTCAAGCGCGCAAAGCGCAAAGGAGGAGAGGGACAGACGTGGATAGACGGTGTATGAATTGCAAATGGTACTGCGAGGAAGTATGCTGCAACGGCGACAGCGAGCACCGGGCATATTTCCGGTTGGAAGATGAAACGTGTGAGGAATGGGAGGAACAGAATGACGCATGATTGCAGCGGTTGCGACTATATGAAGTCGCTTGAAGATAATTCCGGAAGAACGATATATTTCTGTATGTTTGATCAGAGTCCGTTCTATTCGGCGGAAACTGGAATTTGCGGCGGCTGTGAATTGGACGATTATGCAGAGGAAATTTATCGGAGAAGCGAGGAATGGGAGGAAAACGATGGATGATATTACGTACATGGATTGCTGGCTCTATATAGCGCCTTTAATTCCCATTAAGGCCGATACGTATTCGAAGGACGTGTATGTGATGACTTTTCGAGCGCTGAAAGAAGCGGAAGAAAGAAGGGTGAAGGAAAACGATGTGGAGTGAAAACTGTAATTGGGCAAACAGGACAAAGGAAATTTGCCCATTCTCGCTGGCAGACAAGGATAAAAGATTTTCTGCCGAGTGTGTGCACGAGAACTGCGCGTGGTATTCCACAGAACGCGGAGAATGCGCCGTAAAGGTTATTGCGACGAGATAGGAGGGAAACACCATGTACGATAGCTTTATTGAGATTTGGGAGGGTTAGGAATGGCTGAATATATTGAGCGTGAAGCAGCGGAAGATGCCGCCGGAGAAGCGTATCTAAAGGGGCTTAATCCGGTATGGGCTGTACGTGACGTTCCCACTGCAGATGTTGTGCCAGTGGTGCGGTGTAAGGAATGCAAGTATCTTGTTAACGCGGCGGTTAACGATAACGGTTTTCTCATTTGCGATATCAGCGATATGGAGATTACACCGAACGATTTTTGCAGCTACGGCGAGAGAAAGAACGGAGGTGCTAACAATGGCTGAACTGAAACCTTGCCCGTTCTGCGGGAGCAACAGAATCTCGGTGGAATACCTATATTTTAGACCTTATATCATTTGCGAGAAGTGTCACGCACAAATCCCTTGCTATAACACCCATCCAAAGGCAAAAGAAGCGTGGAACAGGAGGGCTGACAATGACTGAATTAAAACCTTGTCCGTTCTGCGGGGGAGAGGCATCCGCTTCTTGTGAACGCAAAGCGAACTATCTGTATATGGTGAGTATGCCTATTTTCACCATCGAATGTCGTGTCGGTTGTGAAAAATGCGGAATTTATTTTCGGCAGAACAGTGTAATTTCACGAGCAGAATATATAGCACCTGTTACCAACAGGGATAGATACGAAGAAGCTGCTGAAGCATGGAACAGGAGGGCGGACAATGGATCGAATTAACAATGAGGTATTTGACAGGCCAATTAAACCGGTGGCGGCGCGTGCCCTTATCGCAACGGTACGAGATATCGCACCGTATCTCACGATTGGTGAGTGTTGTTCGATTGTAGCGGTCGTGCAAAACGCTATTAAGCGTATGAAACTGGAGAATAAAAAAGAATGACCGAAGAACAAAAGAACTGTCCCTATTGCCGTACAGACGCAAAATGTTTAGGCGACTTTATAATTCACAGGAATTTTTATGACAATAGTTATGAATTAGTTGCTATGGCTGAATGTAGACCCAGCAAAATCAACTATTGTTTTATGTGCGGCCGTAAGCTATCACTAAAAGATGAGATGGAGGTAGAAGATGATGAATAAATGCGAGATTTGCGGCTCAAAGCTGAAACATGGCACCGGTAACGCAATCTGCATTACTGTATGCAGCATGATCAACCATTCGACGAGCATTTCCAATATGTCGTACTGCGACGATTGCTTTAAGCGCATTGTGTACAAGCCGCTGCGAGAACTGGATGACAAGGCGCGGATGAATATTGTGTTTGATGGAATCGAGGAGGCAGAATAATGAAATACCGCAAAAAGCCTGTTGTGGTTGAAGCTATCCGGTGGACAGGCAAGAACCAGACGGAAATCGACAAGTTTTGTGGAATGAATGTCGTGTGGAGTGAGAACAAGAAAATGTTCCTTGTTTTAACTCTTGAGGGAACTATGCAGGCATCTGCTGGCGACTACATCATCAAGGGTGTAAACGGAGAGTTCTACCCCTGTAAGCCGGATGCGTTTGCAAAGACGTATGAGGCGGTGGAAGAATGACCATATCTGAAATCGCCGCTCAGATGGGCGTTACACCGGAAACGCTGGTGCAGGAGGTTATTGCGCGGGAATCGGTCAAGTTTCAATGGCTTGTAATTTTGGGCGCACTGGCGATAGGTTTATCAATTTTTATCCTCTTGGCTTGTGTCATATGCAACAGCGAAGGGGTACCGGTGTTTGGTTTATACACTGCCTGCGGATTGATTTTTGTCGGTGTGATGTTGCTCACGAACGTGATCGGCTTGATTGCATGGAAAACCGCGCCGGAAACCACGGCGAACCAGTATATTGTAGAACATTATGGAGGTGTACAGAATGATTGACCTGCACAAGCTGGACAAGTTTCGGCTGAAAGACAGGGAACGTGAGTTATATGGCTGCACCGGCGACAGCGGGAACGGTGTTTTTAAGGTGTATGTTGGCGGCAAGTCGTTCCGAGTGATCGCAAGCAACGGCATGGGATGGGAGCACGTCAGCGTTTCGCCCGGCTCTGCACAGCGCAAGTGCTGCCCGACGTGGGACGAGATGTGCGCTATTAAGGATATGTTTTTCGGCGAGGACGAGCGCGTTATGCAATTCCACCCGCCTAAGTCGGAGTACATCAATAACCATCCGTACTGCCTGCACCTGTGGAGACCGGTAGATACGGAGATTCCGCACCCGCCGATGATTTGTGTTTGAGGTGATACGGTGGATTTTGAAGAAATTGCGTTCCGCGTATTGATCGGAATGTTGTTGGTATTTACAGGCTGCACGTTAGCAGCACTGGCGATTATGCTGCTTAGAGCAGCGTTAGGAGGATTTGCATGACGGCTAAGTACATCAAGATGGGCGTGGAGGAATGGTACACCGAGGTTTACAAGTGTATATCTTGCAGTGCGGATACGATGATGACGATGAACGAAAGGTATCGACAGCCGCGATTCTGCGCAAATTGCGGAGCGGCGTTTACGCAGGAGGAAAACGATGAACGCAGTGAGTGAAGATGTTGAAAAACTCGTGGAAAAGGAGCTGGAAGCTGCAAATGAGCGATTCCCACAGTTCCACTCGGAGCACGAGGGTTGGGCGGTAATGCAGGAGGAAGCCGAGGAACTGCAAGAAGAATGCGCCAGTATCGAGATGGCGATGGAGCAGCTCTGGCACCGAATCCGTGACGGTATCCCAACGTCGCTGCAGGTGGCACTGGTTGGGCAGTACGCCGAAGCTGCGGCTTGCGAGGCTATACAGGTGGCGGCGATGGCGAGAAAGTACCTTGATATGTTGGAGCGGATGGACGAGTGAAGCGATACAGCACGGAGATGCGGCAGTATCTGGACGAGATACGGCGGTATGAAAATTGGAGGTACGGGAATGTCGAAGAAAAAGAAAGTCAACCCATACCGAATACCGGCGACGCAGGGTGACATAGAAAAAGCCAAACGAGACGCAACGAACACGGCGGTTGCGTCTACATGGGCAATTATGTTTAGCGTTCTACGGGATAAAGAAGGGTACGACTATGACCGATTACGGCGGATATGGGACGAAACAAACTACCTCGCAGACAGCATCGCCCGAAAATACGTTAAAATCGACGATCTGATTGAAGAACTGCGGGAGAATGGAATAGCATTAGCATGAAAAAGAAAAGCGAATGCGCTGGGTGCGCATACTGGCGGGTACTGGGTACAAGCCAAGGGTCTAAGCTATGGGCGTGTCATTATTTGATCGACACGGGGAAATCGCGCGGATGTGAACCGGGTGTGGGTTGCGTCCGCAAGGCGGCGAGAATCAGCCGCCGCAGGCGATATACACAGCATGGTGTGGAGGAGGTAGTGGCACACGACGACTAAAGAATGGCTCAGACGAGGGATTGATCTGGAAAAATCAATCTCTGCACTGGAAGAAGCACGAGTAAGGGCGTGGACGCGGGCGACAAGCGCAACAGCGACGATCAAGGACACGCCGGGCGGCGGCGGTGACGTGACCGCAAACAAGGCGGATGCGTATCTTGCCCTGTCCGAGAAGATACAGCGAGAGCAGGAACGGCTTGCACTGATTAAGGCCGAGATTATCAGCACAACGGCTAAGGTACAGGATGCGGCGCTGCGGGCGCTGCTGATCGAACATTACGTGAACGGTAGAACGTGGAGAGAGACCGCCGAAAAGATACACTACAACGAGGATCATGTGCGCGGACGGATGCACGTTCGCGCCCTGCGGGAAGTGGAGAAGTTATTAACAGATTGTGCATGAATCTGTGGAAAACTTACCACACTATACCACAAAAACTGGTGTTATAATAGTATTGTGATAAAAGCTCGTAAGAGCAGAATCACGGAGTTTCGTTCCTCCGCTTTCAGCCCGCCGAAAGGCGGGCACACGCCCGGAAGCCTGCGTGAGGGCTGACGGGTGACAAGCCTTTCTGTTTAACCCCAAATACCTACTTAAAGCGGTGGGGAGACCTGCCGCTGACCTGCTCCAAAGTCTGCATGAGGGCAGAGGAGCAAAACGCCTTTCGCGGAACGAAGGCATTGATTATCCTTTCTATTCTTTCGGCGTGTCTTTTGCGCGGCACGCCGATATGCTCCAAAGCCTGCATGAGGGTGACGGAGTAATAATATTCACGCTAAAAAATTGAGAATGGAGTGCGGTGCCTGCGGGCAACAGACACCGCAAACATGCCCGGATGGCTGCATGAAGCCGGACGGGTAACGTAGCGGACTTTTGGCAAGCCTTGCATGGTGGACGACGTGCAAGGCGATCTGTTCCCGAAGCTGCATGAGGCGGAGGGAGCACAACGCCTCCAACGAGGACGATAATATTCGGACAGCTCGGAAAGACGAGCACTGTTTCCGAACAATGCTGGACTGCTGCAACAGTTCGGCAGAGTTTCGCGGGTGCTTGCAGGCACGCCGCAACCGGGGTCGCTCCCCGCTGTAACCTAATAAGGGAATCAGCCGGATTACAGACCGATAGCAACTGCGACACGACGGAGAGCAACGCCGAACAGCCCATAATGAGAGGGAGAGTGCTGACCGGATAAGCACTCACACGGACTTAGTGAGCCGAGAAGCAAAACCACCGGTACAAAGTTACAAAGCCGATACGGCGCTTCGGGTGGCTAAGTACACGCCACGAAAGAGCACCAGCCTGTTTATCTCTTGCAATAAACAACCTAATCATCAGGACGGAAACACAAGTAAACTTGCGAAAGTGAGGTAATACCTCTCTGGATTTCATACAACCGTTCTGGACAGCGGCGCAAGCCTCGGTAAAAGCCCGACGTACAGACGCGACGATAGCGTTCATACCTCCCTGTGGAGGTATACCGGTTTGCATAGTGCTGAAAGCGGGTGCGAGTCCTGCAAAACCGAAACAGTCGTATAATGGGAAACCCCGCTCACCTTATGGCTTTGGTGAGCGGGGTTTGTCATGCTATTTAATTCTGTGGCCGAGACGGATTTCTTCTTCGGTCCAGCCGGCTTTACGGCGGAAGTAGTCTCTGCTCAACTCGGCTACATGCTTTTTACGGCAAGCAGGACAGTATTTAGACCGCGCGCCGCCGGTGAAATGCTCTCCGCACATCATGCAGATGTGCGGTATTTTGGCGTGCGCCGCCGAAATGGCTTTACCTGCGCCTATGTGCAGGTTTCTTTCGCAACCGCATGATTTTACCTCGGACGAGTAAAAGTACACTTGAGAGCGGTCAATCACGCGGCCACACTTTTTGCAGCGTGCGCGGAAACGGGTTTCTCCGTCCTCATTGCGATAGCGCTCTATGATCTCAAATGGTCCGTCGGCTTGCAACAGCGGCGGGAGAACATAGCCGACAGCATGTGCTTCCACGATCTTGGGAAAGGGAACGAACTTCGGCGGGGCGGCGGTTATACCGCGCTTGCTGTCCGTCTTGCGCTGGCTCTCCTGTTTGGCTTTCTGGCGGCAGGCATCGGAACAGTAATACTTTTCCGGGCTGTCTGGCGGAATTTCAGCGCCGCAGACCTTACAAAATCGGTCGGTGTGGCGGATGCGCTCCTTGCGGTAGTCCTCCATATAGGCGCGGCCCTGGGCGTTATCGGCGGCTTTGACCGCCTCGGCGGCGCAGTCCGGACAATAGCGCTGGCGTGCTGACTTGACGATATACGGCTTGCCGCATACCTCGCACAAGTCGGTGGAGCCAAGAGGGCGCACGGTGCCTTTCTCGCGTTGACGGCGGTTTGCTTCGCGCTGGCGCTCGGCGCGGCAGTCCGGGCAGTACCACGCACGCGGACCACCATCAAACACCTTGCCGCACTGGCGGCAGGTGCGCGGGCGCATGGTGGACTTAATGCTTTTTGCGGCGCAATCCGGGCACTTTACCTGATCATCGTACTGCGGCAGGAAAACCCCACCGCAGGAGATGCATTTTCTGGGTGCTCTTGTTGGCATGGCATTGCCTCCCTATGCGATGATGGAGATAACAACAGGATCGGAAATAATAACCTCACCTGCGTCCTCGCCGTACTCGTAAGAGTTACCCGCGATAACGGCGATGTGGCGACCGAAATAGTCACCGTTATAGCGCGCGGAATCATCCAGCGCGTTTACCTTGATACCGCATAATCCGTTGAGTTCCTCGCCGGTGTCCTCGCCGTTGTCCCAGATGTGGGAAACGTGGTCGATCTCACCGAGCGCGAAGGGCTCTTCCTGCTTGCGGACTGCGATGCATGCGTAATCAAAATCATATTCTTCCGCGACTGCGGCGATACGGTCGCGCTGCTCTTTGGTAAGGGTCATTGTTGTTACCTCCTGTTATGTATATTGTACCGCTGATTCGGTGCGGTGACAAGCGTTTTTTATATCTTCCGCCGCGGGTGCGTGAGCCGGGCGGGAGATTAAACAATTTCGAAGCTGACACCCTCAATGAATAAGATAGTACCGTATCCGGGAAGAAATGCACAACGGCGTCCAACCCATTCTGGGTGATTACCTTGGTAATCCTGATAGGTGGATTTGTAGTCGCTGCCGATGCGGTCGTATTCTGCTTTTGTGATGCGTACCATGGTAAGTCCTTTCTGCCCTCGTGACCTCCGGGGCGGGTGTGGTTAAGATGGTTAGTCAATAGCGCAGTAGGTAAGGGCATCATAGCCCATATCAGCAAGCGCCTTGGTCATTACCTCGGCAGCGGTCTCGCGCTTGTATGCCTGACCGGGAATGTGGAAGCAGATAACCCAACGCCGGTTAAAGCACTTCCACTCAAAGCAGCCGCATCCGGCCTCATTGCAAGCCTGCTCAATCTTGGCGGACTGCCAGCGCGGGAGCAGGAGCGAGGGCGCATCTAAATTGCAGGTGCCGCCGTCCTCAACTTGTGCGGCTGCGGCTTTGCCGATCTCGTACACCTTGCGCAGATCGTCGCGGAGCTTGGCGTACTTGCCGGTAAGCGGCTTGGGCGCTGCGGGCTTGGTGTCTGCCGGGTAGGCGGTCAGCAGCTCGTCAAAGTCTGCGATTGCGTCCGCCTCGGTGCGTGCCGTGCGGCAGTCGATCTCGTGGCCGTTGGGGTACAGGAGCATAGTCTCGTATTTGCCCGGCGCGAGTTCGCAGGTGTCGAGGATAACGCGGCGGCCGTTGTGTTTGTACTCGGTGTGCTTGATGGTGTTCATGGTGTGTAGCCTCCTGATTAAAATTTATGGATGCGGGCTTTAAGGGTGAACCCGCGAGAACCGTTTAAGCGCCGATCGTGCCGAACTGCTGATACAGGTAAATGTACTTAGCAAGTTCTTTCGCTCCGCCAATGGCGGTGCAGCGGCTTTTGTTGTCGTGCAGGCGGTAGTCATAGTACAGGAGACCAGGACGAACCGTTACGATGTCCTCGGAACTTCTGAGCACCTTTTCCGCCTCGTCGATGTACTTGGCGGATACCTCATCAAAGAGGCCGTACTCATAATCGACAAACATATAAAAGTTGCCGCCTGCGAGGATTTCACCGGTGCGCTCGTCGCGGTCGATCTCGTCCCAGTGCATGAGCAGCTTCTCAACGTCACTGCGCTTAACAGCCGGATCTTTGATCGTAACATGTGCGCTGGTGCTGTATCCGCAATCCTTAACGGATACCTTGAAGGACTTGGTGTTGTAGCCTGCGGCTTTCAGTTCGCGCTTGATTGCTGCGTTGGTTTCTCGGTTAGTTAACATATTGATTACTTCCTTTCGGTGTTTGGTGTTTCCCTTTACTGTGACTATAGTATAATATATTTGCGCAAGTATAGCAATAGACAAAATAACTATATTTGCGCAAGTATATTTGTGGATTGTGTATATTTACACAAATATATATAAGGCGTATAATAGCTATCGTTAGGAGGTGCTGTTATATGCCATCCAGCAAGGCACAGCAGAAAGCAACCAATAAGTACATCAACAAGGCTTACGACCGAGTTAATTTGACCCTGCCGAAAGGAAAGAAAGAAGAAATCAAATCCCATGTGGAAGGCCGGAGAGAAAGCGTGAATGGCTTTATCGCCCGTGCGATTGATTGCCAGATGGAGCGAGACAAAGAGGAGGACAAAGCGTAGTGTATGATAGAGTAGATGCAAGCAGCGGCGAAAGCCTTTGCCGTACTATGGCAGAGGAATGCGATACCGCGATCTTAGCATTTTCCACAGGTAAGGACAGCATTGCAGCGTGGTTGCAGTTGAGGAAGTATTTCAAGCATGTAATCCCGTATTATTGTTACACTGTGCCGGGTCTGGAATTCGTCGAAAACAGCCTCGCATACTATGAGGATTTTTTCGGCACTCACATTTACAGACTGCCGCACAGATCACTGTACCGGCTGCTGCGAAATCTGGTCTTCCAATCGCCGGAGCATGTAACCAAGATCGAGGCGCTGGACTTGCCGGGCGAAGAATATGACGATGCCGAAATTGGCGAGATCATCCGCGAATGCAAGCGCCTGCCGGAATGCGTATACACTGCGACTGGCGTTAGAATGGCAGATAGCCCTATGCGGCGTATCGCCATGAAAACACATGGAGCGATCAACCACAATGCAAAGCGGTTCTATCCGGTGTTCGATTGGGTAAAAGCCGACCTGCTGCGCGAATTTGATGCAAGCGGTGTTCGGCTGCCGGTAGACTACAAGCTGTTCGGTAGAACGTTCGATGGTATTGATTATCGGTTTTTGAAGCCGATCAAGGAGAATTTCCCGCGGGACTACGAGAAGATTATCACATGGTTCCCGTTGGCAGAGTTGGAGTTATTCAGGAGGGGCGAACTGTAATGGGATATTGGAACGACGACGAAGTTAAGGAAACAAAAGACGATCACATTGAATTAGAGCAGCTCGAAAGCGAGTGCCTCGATGAACTGGGAGACGTAGAAAAGAGTTTCCGTGAGCGCATGGGCGCTGAGAACAAGCGATTCCGCGATATGTGCGATACTGAATATTGGTGTTGTATCTGCTTTACCAGCAGAGCGCAGAAAGAGGAATTTCTCGCATCCCTCGAATTCGACACTGACCTAAAGTATATCGAAGGCAAGGAATTCGCGCGGGCTGTCAAGCGTCCGATTAAGACCGAAGATATGAAGTTTGCGCGAATCGGCAAAGGCTCAAAAGAATATTTGAGCAAAATCATTGGTGAATAAATATAACGGAAAGGATTATCTGCGAAAGATAGTCCTTTTTGTATACTCTGAAAGGAGGTGTGGAGCATGGGTAGTGGTTATGGCAGTGGTAGACTGGCAAACCGTGGTCGTTCCGGCGGCACTCGTCGCCGCAGTGTAGCGGTTGGCCGTCGTGCGGTTGGCGCTCGTGGCGCTCGCTCGTCCTCGACCTAAGCAAACACAACTCAACAGACAAAGCACCGGGAAAGTCTCGGTGCTTTTCTATTGGGTGAAAGGAGGTTATGAAATGCCGAGAGGCAGACCGAAGAAAGTAATTGATCTTGGAGCTGTTGAAGAACTTGCCGCAGAGGGCAACACCCAAGCGGACATTGCGGACGCTCTGGACTTTGCGAGAGGAAACTTTCTGAATCGCAAGGATGTAAGGGCGGCTTATGTGCGCGGCGTGTCACAGATGCGCTTGCGTTTGAGACATTGGCAGGTACAGGCGGCTAAAGGTGGAAATATACAAATGCTGATCTGGTTAGGTAGGCAGTACCTCGGGCAGAGCGATACCCCTGCGCCGATGGAAAGCGACAACGACAACGGCGTGCAGCCGCTCGTTGATATGCTGATGAAGCCCGCACCGGACAGAGACATAAAGGATTTTGAAGATGGATAATATCCCCGCACCGTTCACGAAAAAACAAGTGGATTATTTCTATAAATCCCTTCATAGTTGGTTCAACGTGGCCGAAGGCGGCAAGCGTGGCGGTAAGAACGTATTGCAAACAACGGCGTTCTGCGCTCGATTGGAAAAGCACCCGAACAGATTCCACCTCATTGCAGGCGTTTCTACTGCGTCGGCAATGCTTAATATCATCGACTGCGACGGTTACGGCATGATTAACTATTTCGGCAAGCAGAATTGCCGGGTAGGTAAGTACCAGAACCGAGACTGCATCTACGTCAAGACGCGGAACGGCGCTGAGAAGATCGTGCTTGTATCTGGCGGTCGTAAAGACGGCGACGAGAAGAATATTAAGGGCAACACTTACGGCCTTGCGTATATCACCGAGGCAAACGAGTGCCACCCTAAGTTTGTGCAGGAAGTCTTTGACCGTACCATGACGAGCGGAGACCGTGGCATCTATCACGATCTTAACCCGAAGGGCGAGAACCACCCGTACTACACAGACGTGCTCAACTTCCATATGGAGAAGCAGCGAGAGAACCCAAACTACGGTTTTAACTACGGACATTTCACCATTGCAGACAACCTTTCTGTTTCGGATGAACGCTTGAAAGAAATCCTTGCGACATACGACCGCAAGAGCATCTGGTATCAGCGTGATATCCTCGGTATGCGACGTGTTGCAGAGGGTCTGGTTTATCCTATGTTCTCGACCGAATTGCACGTTACGGATGGTGAAGGTTCCGGCAATCGCTGGTTTGTGTCCTGTGACTACGGCACGATTAACCCGACCGTGTTCCAGCTTTGGCGGTTTGATGAAATGACCTGCAAATCAACTTGCGTGCGTGCGTATCGGCACGACAGCCGCAAGGAGAAGAAACAGAAAACAGATGAGGAATACTACGCCGATCTTGAAACGTTCGTTGGTGGTCAGTATATCGAGGCGATCATTATTGACCCCTCGGCTGCATCGTTCAAGGAAACAATCCGCAGACACGGTAAATTCCGTGTGCGTGACGCAGACAACAGCGTGCTTGACGGTATCCGCCTGATGGGAACGCTGCTTGCCGCTGGTTATGCACAGTACAATGCAAACTGTACCGGAGCAATCGACGAATTCGGCATGTATATGTGGGACGATAAATCCCCCGAAGATGCGGTTATCAAGGAGTTCGACCATGATATGGACGCATCACGCTATTACTTCCAGACGATAGTGCGCCGAGAGGTTAGAGCAAGGGGGCTTGTGAATGTTTGAACGGTTGAAGCAGTTAATAAAGGCGGTGAGGCAAGCAATGATTCCGGCAAACAAAATTGAAGAACTGACAGGGGCAACGGCGGTCTATGATTCCACGATGCAGTCAAACATTGACCTGTGGCGACGGATGTATATGGACGATGCCGAGTGGCTCGGTCAGCACGGCAACCGGAATGTTGCGTCTTGCGGCCTGCCGTCGGCTATCTGCCGAGCAGTAGCACGCCCAACCACCATTGAAAGCACCATCACTGTTGATGGCGGCGCACGAGCAGAGTTTCTGAATGAAAGCCTGCGCGGTATGATTCCGCACATGCGAATTGACGTTGAAAAGGGTCTCTCGGTCGGCGGTTTCTTCTACAAGCCGTTTGTCTCAGAGAACCGTGTGCTTGTGGACTTTAACACAGTCGGCAGCGCGTACCCGGTCAGTGTTGACAGCAACGGCGAAATCACAGCGGCAGTGTTCGCGGATACCAAGCGAGAAAAGAACCGATATTATACCAAATTGGAGTACCACGAACTGAAAAGCGGCGTGTACACCATCAAGAACAAGGCGTACAACTCCGACAAGAACGGTAGTATCGGCTCGGAAGTGCCACTGAACACTGTAGAGGACTGGGCACAGATTGCACCGGAAACGACGATTCAGAACGTAGAACGCCCGCTTTTCGGTTTTTTCAAAGTGCCGATTGCAAACAACATCGAGCCGGAAAGCCCGCTCGGTGTGTCGCTTTACAGCGGCGCAGCAGTTGACCTCATCCGGCAGGCTGATCAGCAGTGGGAACGGCTCATGTGGGAATACGAAAGCGGCGAACGCCGTATCCTGATGAGTGATTCTGCGATTCCACAGCGCGTTGTAGATGAGCACGGACTATCGCACACTAACCCGCTGCTCCGTGACCGTCTGTTCCGCCGGATGCCGTTTGAAAACGCAGACTTCTATCAGGAGTTTTCGCCGGAATTCCGCAATGATGCACTATACAAGGGCTTCCAAGACACATTGAAGATGATCGAGCTGAACTGCGGCTTGTCTTTCGGAACGCTGTCCGACCCTCAGACGGTAAACGCAACCGCAACCGAGATCGTATCCAGTAAGCAGACAATGTACGTCACCGTGAGGGATACGCAGGCGGCACTTGAACACGCTCTGAACGGCCTGTTGTATGGCATGGACGTTTACGCCACGCTTTACGGTCTTGCGCCTGCTGGTGATTGGGACTTGCAGTGTGATTGGGGCGACGGCGTTGTGCAGGACACCGAGAGCAAGCAGAAAGAACTTGCGGATATGCGCAATGACGTTTCTGCCGGTCTCATTCGAGGCGAGCTGTACATTGCAAAGAAGTACGGCGTAACCGAGGAAGAAGCAAGAGCAATGATGCCGAACGCGGAAAAGCTAACAGATGATGAAGAATAATCAAACTGTTAGCAAATCGACTTTGATAATCGCATATCCCACTTTGATAAAGTGAATCCAGCGCCGCAAGGCGCTTTTTTCATGCCCGCAACGGCATTAAACTACGGAAATTGGCTATCCTGCAAGCCTAAAAGTGCAGGCAGATCGGTGACGGCGACCACCTAAAACGCCTAATCTGAAAGGAGTACACACATGAAGAAAGAAGAACTGTTAGAAATCGGTCTGACTGACGAACAGGCAGATAAGGTTTTTGCACTGAACGGCAAGGATGTTGAGAAATACAAGTCACAGGCGGCAGAAGCCAAGAAAGACGTTACCGACCTGCGCGACCAGCTCACCCAGCGCGACAAGGACATTGAGGACTTGAAGAAGAATGCGGGCGACGCGGACGACTTGAAGACCAAGCTCGACACCCTGCAGAAGAAGTACGACACCGACACCGCAGAATTCCAGAGCAAGCTCGATGCCCGCGATTATGCGGACGCAGTACGCGCCGGTATCACCGCAAAGGGTATTAAGTTTACCTCCAAGGCGGCAGAAAAGGCATTTATCGCTGACCTGACCGCAAACAAACTGGAAATGAAGGACGGCACGCTGACCGGCTTTGACGATTACTGCAAGAAGCAGCAGGAATCCGACCCGGCGGCATTTCAGAGCGAAAAACCCGCTCCGACGTTTGCAAATCCGATTCAGAATCCCGCACCGCATACGGTAAGTGCTGCCGGTCTGGCTGCACAGCGGTATTCCGCACAGTTCGCACCCAAGGGAAAGGAGTAAATAACCTATGGGCACTTATGTAAACAAAGTTGACGGTGCACGCAAGCCGTCTATCCTCGCAAGCGAAGTTGGCCTGATCACCAAGACCCGCCTCATCCCCGCAACCCTCGGCACCGCTGATGGCAATCGAAAGGTTGTTAAGCAGGGCACTATCTTCCCGCTGAACGACAACACCGCAGAGGGCATTGTGTTTGAGGATGTGGACGTAACCAACGGCGACCGTGTAGCTGCGGTTATTGTTGCTGGCCGCGTATATGCAAACCGCCTGCCCGCACAGCCGAGCGCGGACGATAGCTCCAAGACTGGCGCAAAGTCCACCCTCGAAAAGAGCGGCGTTGTTTTTGTTAACGCGCCGGAAACCACCAGAGCGTAAAGGAGTAATAACCTATGGAATTTGTAGAACTGCTGAAAGAAGCTGAACTGCTGGACTTCGGTCAGAATTTCAACATTGCACGCCCGGAGCTGTCCGGCGACCGCCTGTTCCCTGACCAGAAGACGCAGAATATCACCGCAAAGTATCTCGCAATGTCTGACAGTGCATACCTGCCGACCATGGCAACCGTGCATGCGCTCGACGCAGAGGCACAGATCGGCTCCCGTCCGACCGCAAGCATCGTAACCGTTGAGAAGCTGCTCATCAAGCGCAAGATCAACCTTTCCGAGCGTGTCCGCCTGCTTCGCAACCACGGCGTAAACACCAACAACGAGATTCTCGACTATATCTTTGACGATATGGCGCGTCTGGCCGAGGGTGTAAAGACCCGTACCGAGGTTGCAAAGCAGGAGCTTCTTGCAACCGGCAAGATGACCATCAACGAGAACCACGTCAATACCACTATCGACTTCGGTGTTCCGACCGACCACACGAACAAGGCTTTCGATTGGTCTACCGAGGCAAAGGCAAAGACCATCCTCGACGATATTCAGGGCGTGCGCGACGCTGCTATTGCAACCGGCCGCGTACTGCGTGAGATTGTCACCAGCTCTGCTGTTCTCAGCCTGCTTGCTAAGAGCGCTGTTATCCAGAACGCGCTTTTCGGCTCTGCTTTCGCTGGTCGTCTGGCAACTCAGGACGAGATTACGAGCCTGTTCTCCCGCCTGTTCGGCATCGAGCGCATCACTGTAAACGATCAGGTTTACAACTACGAAAAGGCAGACGGAACGCTGACCACTCAGCGCTACTTCCCGAAGAACAAGATTGCGTTCCTCGCAACCATGGCAAACGGTTCGTTCGGCGCCGGTCTGTGGGGTGTAACTCCGGAAGAGGAAGCACAGGGCGCATTTACTGCTGCATCGCAGAACCAGTACATCACCATGACCCAGTGGCAGACCCCTGACCCGGTTGCAATCTGGACTAAGGCATCCGGTATGTTTATCCCGGTTCTGCCCGACCCGAACGGCCTGTACATTGCAACTGTAACCCTGCCGTCGTAAAGAAAGGAGCAATCCGCCGTGTACGCAAACTATGACTTTTACCGCACCTGTTATAAGGGTAATCTGATTGATGAGAAGGATTACGACCGCGTAGCAGGGAGAGCGGCGGATATTATCTCTTGCGCAACGCTCGGACGCTCTGACGGCGTTCTGAGCGACACTGTAATGCACCGAGTAAAACGCCTTAACTGTGCGCTGGCAGAAGTCATGCACAATCAGGAAACCGCAGAATCCGCCGTCTTTTCTACGGACGGCGGCGCGGTATCCTCTGAGAGTGTCGGCTCGTGGTCTCGCAGTTACGGCGCTAACTCTGCTATTGCTGCACAGGTGCAGAGCATTGAAGATCGGCAAAAGCGACTTATCGCACAGTATTTGTGCGGTACTGGCTTACTCTATGGCGGTATCGGCTGATGAAGTATCCTATTACTCCGGAATACCTTGAAAACGCGCCTAAACCGCTTGTGAAAGCAATCCTCGCAATGGAAGATGACCTGTTGCGTGAGATTTGCTCTCGCTTCAAGCTGACCGGCGAACTGAATGAGGTAACGATCAACGACATACGCACGCTGAAAGCATATGGTCTGGATATGGATACCATCGAACGGCGTATCGCAAATCATACCAAGGCCAGCACGGAGGAAGTGCAGGATGCGCTTGACCGCGTTGTAAAGCTGAACCGCGAGTATTACGGCGAGCTGTCCGACAAGGCAGGTATTACAATGCCACTTGAAATCGTGACGGCGCGAGAAATTGAACTGATTCGCAAGCAAATGCTCGATGAGTACCGCAACATTACCCGTTCTTTGGGTTTTGCTGTGCAGACGAACGGCGAAATCGTGTTCCGCCCTATCGCTAAAGCCTATCAGGCTGTGCTTGATAAGGCAGAAATGAAAGTGTACTCCGGCGGCTTTACGGTGCAGCAGGCACTTGAAGATGCTGTACGGGAACTGGCTGACAGCGGTATTCGTACCGTTGATTATGCGTCCGGTTGGATGAACCATGCTGACGTTGCGGCGCGGCGCGCTATTGTAACCGGTCTGAATCAGGTTACATCCAAGTATGCCGAAGAAGCGGCGGAGGTGTTGGAAACCGACTTATACGAAGTGACCGCCCATCGCGGAGCACGCGATAAGGACAAACCGCACGTCTGGTCAAATCATAAGCGCTGGCAAGGCAAGGTATATGCCACGAAAGACGGCAGCAAGTACCCGAATATCTACAAGGTTTGTGGATTGGGACAGGTTGACGGTCTGGAGGGCGCTAACTGTAGACACCACCGGCATCCGTTTTTGGAGGGCGTTTCCGAGCGCGTCTATACGGACGATGAACTAAAGAACATCGACCCGCCGCAGTTTGAGTATCAGGGCAAGACTTATACCGCCTACGAAGCGACGCAGATGCAGCGCAAGTTGGAAACAGCTATGCGGAAGCAGACACGGCGCAGAATGGCGTTTGAAGCTGCCGGGGATACCGAGCAAGCCGACAATGCAAAGATACGTCTGCAAGCGTTACGGCGCGAATACAAGGCGTTTTCCGAAGCGGCAGAATTGCCGACACAGTTTGAAAGGGCAAAGGTGACAGCATGAAATTACCGCATACAGTGACGATTTTCCAACCGTCCGGGCGCACAGTGCTGTCTGGCGTATTGCTGGAATCCACACGCGGCACAGCGGCGAGCAAAACCGCGCTCAATAGCACGGACACGGTAACGCTGCACATCCCGCTGTTTGTCGCCGGTTCGCTGGTACTGTCCGCTGAAAAGGACTATTTCGCCCGCGGCGACGTGCCTGACATGGGAAGTTATCAGAAATGCCGGGAAGCGTACGAGACATACCGTGTAACGAGCATATCGCTGTACGACTACGGCGCACCGTCTATGCAGCATATGGAGGTGGGCGGCAGATGATTCGTTATTCTATGGCGCTGAAACTCCCTAAGAACGTGCTGGATAAGCGTGTCAATAAGGCGAACGCATGGCTCATAGAGGAAATCATCAAGGACACCGACCCGTTTGTTCCGGCGCGAACCAAAGTGCTGGCAATGAACGTGCAGCGGCACGGGCGTACCATCGTGTATGCCTCGCCGTATGCACGTTTTCAGTATTACAGAAAGGTTATGATCGACCCGGCAACAGGAAGCACATTTGCGCCTAAGGGCGTGCGCAAGGTGTTGACCGAGCGCGACCTTAAATACAGTAAGGCGGTGCACAGACACGCGCAATCGCACTGGTTTGAGGCAAGCCGCGCGGTGAACGAGGGACACTGGAGGAAAGGAGTGTGCAAGATTTTGACCGATGAATGATAAACTGAACACGGTAACAGCTCGTGAACAAGACGGTGTTTCACGGGCTGTACTTTTATGGCTGAAAGGCTATGCTCCCGAAATCGAGTTTGAATATCTCCCGCCGGAACGGTCAGGCATGATGCTTACCAGTGTACAGAGCGCGTATAAAACCGCACAGTACATTGACGGCGGATATGCTGCACAGTACCCGTTCGGCGTGATGTATCGCGCCCTGCCGACCGACAGCGAGGCACGTCTCGACGTTGAATCCTTGCTGAATGAGCTGGGAGCATGGGCGGAAGAAAACCCGCCTGATCTCGGCGAGGGAATGACCGTCACATCTGTTGAGCGAACGACCCCTGCGGGGCTTATCGCTCGATACGAAGATTTAACCGAGGATTACCAAATCCTCTTAACCATTAACTATGAAGTTGAGGTGTAAAAATGGCAACTGAAAAGATTAAACGTCCTCTGATTGCACACTTTCTGGATACGTCCGACAAGATGGGCGAGTATTCGGATGCAAAGTGGGCACGAATCGGCAAGAATGTAACCGAAGCATCTACGGACTACGGTGCACAGACTGAGACCGAGCAGGATATTATCTCTGATTCTGCAACTACTGAGATTACCGGCTATCAGCCGACCATGAGCGTTTCTCAGCAGTGCACCAAGGGCGACGGTGTGTTTGAGTTTATCGACAAGAAGCGTCGCGCTCGTGCTACTCTGGCAGATTCTCACGCATGGCTGCTGAACGTGGACATGTGGAATGCTACCAGTGACAGCGACACTGCAACCTACGTTGCAGAAGTACAGGAAGTATCTGTACAGGTTGATACCTACGGCGGCGCGGGCGGCGAATCTCCGACGCTGGAATATACGCTGAACTATGTAGGCGACCCGATTCCGGGCACTGTTAAGATCACCGGCGGCGCACCGGTATTCACTGCGAACGTATCCGTATAAGGAGGTAACGAGGAATGGATAGTATCCGCGTAAACAGCGGCGTAAAGGTTATTGAAGTCAACGACAAGGGAGAGACGATCTCCCTTCCGCTGTCTGATGATAGCTTTGTCAAAGGCTTTTTCGACCTGCTGAATGAAATCAAAGACAAGGCAACGGCTATTTCTGAGAAGAAAGGCGACGTTCTGGACACTCTGGACGATATCGTAGCGTTTGACAAAGACGTTAAGGACAAAATCGACGCGCTGATTGGCGAAAATACTTGCGCGAAGGTGTTTGGTGCGGTGCTTCCGTCCTCCGACCAGTTCCTTGATTTCTTCGCACAGCTTACCCCCATCATTGACAGCCACGTTGAGAAGCGTGCAGCAAACATGAGCAAGTACAGCGCGGAGCGTGTCGGCAGTGTTTAACATGCTGCTCGACCGCCTGCCAAGCTCTTACAAGGGGTATCTGATTCGCACGGATTACAGAATCGGCATTCAGATTTCCCTTGCACTGGACGACCCGAATTTAAGCGATAATGACCGTGTATGGGTGGCATTATCCTTGCTTTACGGAGCAGGGATGCCGCCCATTGACATTGCACTGGAAGGTTTGCAGTGGTTTGTTCGCTGTGGCGACGATAGAGAGATTGAACCCGGCGGTAAACGCATGATGTGGTTCGATTTCGATTCTGCACGGTTGTACGCATCGTTCCGGCAGACGTTCGGCATTGAGCTGCACAAGGTCAATCTGCACTGGTTTGAGTTTATGGCAATGATGGAAAGCCTTAACGAAGATTCTGCAATGTCTCATGCCCTGCAAATCAGAGGCACGGACACAAGCAAAATGAAGGGAAAACAGAAACAGGAATACGAACGTCTCAAACGTAATTTAACCCCTGCACCCGCACTTTCCGAAGAAGAAAAGGAAGCTATTGACGCTTTTTGGGCGCAGATCAATTAGAAAGGCGGTGAATAAATGGCGGATGGCTCTATCAGAATCGACGCTACTGTAAGCGACGAACAAGCGAAAAAGCAGATTGCACAAATGACGAAAGACATTGAGAAGCAATCAGCCGCCGTAGATAAACAAGCCGCAAAGGTACAAAAACTTGCTGAACAGTGGAACAAGGTAGCTGCTGGAGGCACGAAGGGCATTAAAATGCAAGCCGACCTTGCAGCAACGGAGAAAGAAGCCGCACGTCTGGCTGCTCGGTTGGATGAAGTAAACGCTGAGATTGAAAAGGCTCAAAGCGATTACAACACCAAACTGAAACAGGCGGCAACGGGCGCAATCCCACAGGAGGAATTCTCGGAATCGGCGCAAAAGCTGAATTCGCTTGTTGCTGAATCGGATAAATTGGGCGAAGCTCTGCGAAACGCAGATGATAAAGCGGCACAACTGAAACAACAGCTTGCCGAGATCAAGCAATCATCCACGATGAGCAGCGCCGGTCAGAATGTGCGGCAAAACCTTGCCAATGAGACCACGCAGTTAGAGAACATGAAGGCCGGGCTGAAACAGTCCAAGTCGGAAATGAATGACTTCGTAAGTCAGACAAATTCCAAAATGGCTAAGCTGAAACGAGTTATTGCGGGTTTGGGCGCTGGCTTGAAAACGTCTGTCGGAAGTCTGCAAAATTTTCTCGGCGGCAAATTGGGCGCAGCGATTGACAAGCTCAAAGCCAAATTCGCCAATTTCGGACGTTCCAGCCAAAAGTCCATGAAGAAAGCAACGGGCGGCGTACAGTCGTTCGGTGTGCGTCTGCGATCTATCGTTGCGGGCGCGTTGTTCTTCAACTTGATTTCCAAAGCGCTTACGGCAATGGCTGACCGTTTGGGCAAGGCTCTGCTTGCAAACCAAACGTTTGCAAAGTCGTTTGGACAGGTGAAAAGTAACCTGCTGACGGCGTTTCAGCCTATCTATGAATCTATCATCCCATGGCTGAATAAGCTGATGCAGGCTCTTGCACAGGTAACGGCGCAGATGGCGCAGTTTATCGCGTCTGTGTTCGGTACGACCGCACAGCAGGCACAGGAAAATGCAAAGGAACTGAACAAGCAAACGGATGCACTGGATTCCACGGCATCGTCTGCGAAGAAAGCTGAAAAGGCTCTTGCATCGTTCGATACAGTCCAGAAATTAACCAATAACAGCAATAACACGACCGACCCGAGCGCACCTAAGTTTGATACGGATTATTCCGCAGCAAAAAATCAGGCACCGCAATGGCTCACGGACTTCTGGAAGGTGTTTCAGGAATCGTGGGCGCAGTACGGACAGCAGACCATTGAAAGCGCAAAGAACGCTCTTTCTGCGCTGAAAGACATGGTTTCCGCTATCGGTCAGTCGTTTATGGCAATCTGGACGAACGGAACCGGACTTGAAACGCTGAACAATATTCAACTGCTGTTGCAAACCATCTTCGATCTGATTACCGCCATTGCAACGGCATTTACCAATGCGTGGAACACGAACAACACGGGCGAACAGATGTTGCAAGCAATTATGAACTTGCTGAACACGATCATTCAGATTATCACATCTATTGGTCAGGCGTTCATTGCGGCATGGAACGATGGTAATGCGGGACAAATCATGCTGCAAAGCATTATGACCCTCATTACTACGGTGGTTCAGGCAATTAGCGCAATCGGTCAAGCGTTTTTAGCTGCGTGGAACGATGGTAATGCTGGACAAACGATGATAAACACCTTGATACAAATGATTACGGCGGTTGTAAACCTCGTTAATTCTATCGGTCAAGCGTTTATTGCGGCGTGGTCTGACGCAGGATTAGGCGAAAGTATCTTCTCGAATATTCTTTCCATCATCACGAATATTGAGAATACGATAAAATCACTGGCTGAAAACCTGCAATCTGCGTGGGAATACAACGGGAATGGCGTAGCTGTTTGGGAGAGCATCCTCAAAATCATTGATGATGTATTAGCCGGAATTGATAAAATGTCACAGGCAACGGCAGATTGGGCAAGCGGTTTGAATTTTGAACCTCTTGTCACGGCATTTAACAATTTCATGGCAGCGCTCGAACCGGTTGTAGACCTGATTATGAACGGCCTTGCGTGGGCATGGGAGAACGTTTTACTTCCACTTGCGAGCTGGACTATCGAAGAAGCTGTTCCGGCAATCCTCAATCTTCTTGCGGCGGCGTTGCAGGCAGTATATAAGGTAGTATCTGCGCTGGCTCCGATTCTGCAAACGATTTGGAGCATTATCAAACCTATCGTTCAGTTCATCGGTTTTTCTGTTATTTCTATTATCAAGGGACTGACAGATACCATTACGAAACTGGGTGACGCTATTTCCTTTGTCCTTAATCTGATTAGCAAAATTGGAAGTGGCATTGGAAGTGGTATTTCGTCGCTTGTTGGCGCATTGGGTGGCGGATTAAGCGCATTTTCGCTGGATTCTCCTACTGCTGCGTATGCACTTGATATCCCCGCCCTTGCAAACGGCGCGGTTATCAGTCCGAACAGTGAATTTCTCGCTCTGCTGGGCGATCAGAAAAGCGGCGTGAACGTGGAAACCCCGCTGTCTACCATGATTGATGCGTTTAACGCGGCACTGGACGCACGCGGCGGCACGGGCAACAGCAGTCAACCTATCGAGCTTTACATCGACGGCGCGAAGTTTGCACGCATTACCGGCCCGTACAACAGCGGCGAAACGCGGCGGCGCGGCGTAAGTCTTGTAACAGGAGGTGCATAAATGGAACTTACCGTAGACGGAAAGAAGTACAACGTCCTTGTTACAAGCCTTACCCGTAAATTTCAGGTGCTTGACGGCGAGAACGCAGAGCGAACGCTCAGCGGCGCAATGATTCGCGACATTATCGGTACGTTTTACAACTACGAGATTACGATTCTTCCCGCAGTTGGCAAGTACGGCGACTACGATGCGCTGTACGAGGTTCTGAGTGCACCGCAGGACAGTCACAGAATTGTTGTTCCGTATGCACAGAGCACGCTTACGTTTAACGCATATGTTACTGCCGGACAAGACAATCTCATCCGCAAGAAACCCGGAGAATCATACTGGACGGGACTTTCCGTTCAGTTTATCGCAATGGCACCGCAAAGGACGTGACACATGGGAACCAATACAATCACATATCTTGACCGCACGTTCGATGCACACGATGTAATCAGCGGAAATGCGTACTATGCGCGTCCGCTGAACAGTGCCTCGCTGGAAATCGACACGTTTTCCTTTGATGTGCAGTCGGATGATACCAGTTTAACGGAGTTTATCCGTAACACCCCACTGACTTTCTACCATGACGGAAATCAGATGGGGATTTTTTATGTGCAGACAATCTCACGCACCTCTATCAACACTTACCACTTTACTTGCACCTCGACCGTTGGCTTGCTGGATGAAACCTACCACGATGGCGGTATTTATACCGGCGAAACTGTGCGCGAAGTGTGTACGGACATTTGCAAGCCGCTGACCTGTTATGTGAAGTCCAACATTGCCAACATCAAGCTGTACGGTTGGCTTCCTATTGCAACGCGGCGCGAAAACCTTGCGCAAGTGCTGTTTGCTATCGGTGCAACGCTTAAAGTGGACTATAACGGTGCAATCCGCATTGAGGGTTTGTGGGACGGACAGTCCAGCGAAATCACTGCAAGTGAAATGTATGCGGGCGGCTCGGTAGAATATGCAACTCCGGTTACGGAGGTTATCGTTACTGAGCACGCCTATTCGCAGAGCACAACGGAAGTTACGGAACTGTTCAACGGCACTACCTCAGCGGGCGATAAGATCACGTTTGAAGACCCGTGCTATGATCTCGAAGCCACAGGCTTTGAAATCACAGAAAGCGGCGCAAACTATGCTATCGTTACCGCCGGTTCCGGCGTGCTGAATGGCAAGAAGTACACTCACGTTACGCGACAGATTATCACCCCGACAAACACCCGCAGCCGCAGTCTGGTTAAACAGTCTGACAACACGGTAAAGGTTGAGAACGCAACGCTTGTATCTCTGGTAAACGCAAACGCTGTTGCGGAACGCCTTGCCGAATATTACAGCCACAATGAGCGCATCAACAACAAAATCGCCATCAAGCGCGAAATTCCCGGCGATGTAGTGCAGATTACGCACCCTTACGGCGGTGAAGTAAGCGGATGTATTGAAAGTGCAGACGTTACCGTGTCCGGTAGACTGGCAGCGCAAGAAAGCGTGCTGGTCGGCTATAAGCCGCAGGATATCGGCGAACAGGAGTATTACGATACGGTTGAGGTTCTGACCAAAGACGGGACGTGGACTGTGCCGGATGGAGTTACAAGTGTCCGTATTGTTCTGATTGGCGGCGGTGCAGGCGGCGATTCAGGCGAACGCGGTGAAAACGGCGAAAGTACAGATGAAGCTACCAATACCCACGGAATACGCCCCGGAAAAGGAGGAAAAGGAGGAAAAGGAGGAACCGCAGGCAAGGGCGGAAAAATTTATACTATCGAACTGAAAGTAACTCCAAACGATCAATTCAATGCAAAAATCGGCGTTAAAGGAGTAGGCGGAGAATATTCCTCTGATACTGTGAATGCAGGAACAGCTGGCACGGACACTTCTTTCGCGGGATATACATCGCAAGATGGCGCATCATCTTCTGAGGGATTTTTTGAACCGACAATGGGAATAACGTATGGTGTATGGGGAACCGATGGAATCACAGGCGCAGATGGCGGTGATGGAGGTGCTCCAAGCACCGACGAAAAGGTGAGCGGCAATTCGGGAGGCGATGTTTTAACATATCTCGGAGGAAAGGGTGGAACTGGCGTTCGTGGAACCAAAAGAGATGGAACCGTTGTAGGCGGTTCTGGCGGTGGCGGTGGTGGCGCTGCGTATGGCATAAATGGTTCGGATGGCGGAAATGCCATTATGAACAGTGGCGGCCTGCGAACAATTCATGGCTATACAGGAGGAAACGGTGGAACTCCAGATGCAATTATAGCACCGACTATATACGGCGCTGGTGGACACGGCGGACACGGTGGCGGTGGCGGCGGCGGTGTAGGCGCTGTAACGCTCAACGCAACTTATTCATCAGAATCTGGAGGAGCAGGCGGAGCAGGAACAAGCGGGACTGACGGTGCACCGGGTTGCGTCCTTATTTATTATCGCCTGCCTAAAGCGCTTTCTGTTTCCGGCGCAGTCCACGATAAAAACGGCAAAATCATTTCAGACAAATACGGAAGGAGGTTGGTTGTTTAATGGCTGATACTTACTATACAAGCCGGTACGGCGGTGAGGACATTGATAATGCAGTCGATAAAGTAAACGACACCTCAGCCGGAAACGATGCACTCAAAGCGGCATTAGACGCACTGACTGCGCGTGTCGCGGCATTGGAGGGCAAGAATACATGATCTATTTCAACAACTGGGAGCTGACCGCAGATTGTGAAGTGCTTGCCCGCCAGCATGATAATCTGACGCGCTCCATCACAGTTACAGGCGATCTCCCGCCTGACTGGACGTGGGAAATGTATGTGTCAGCAGGTGGGAACATGGATATCCTGCCGATGCAGCAGGACGAAACCGGAATCTCGGTGTTGCTGACTGCACAGAATTTGCCTGTTTCAGGTGAGTACACTTTCGAGCTACACGGCACGCAGGGCGAGAAAACGCGCAGCACAAACAGCATCCATGTATATATCCCGCCTACGATGAGCGGTGACGTACACTGGCCGGAAATCCCGACAGCGTTTACCGAACTTGAAAAGCGAATGCAAGCGCTTGCCAACACTTACCCGACCATTGGCGATAACGGCAACTGGGTAATTGCAGACAAGGACACGGGCGTAAGCGCGAAAGGTTTAACTCCGTTCATCGGAGACAACGGTAACTGGTGGATTGGTGAAGAAGATACTGGCGTACCTGCATCGGGCGGTGGGCATGGCAACGTGTTTTCAAATGATGTTTCCGCTATTCGCGTCTTGACCCGTGCAGAGTATGACGCAATCGAAAAGCACGATGAAACTGTGCTTTATCTGATAACGGGGTGACGGAATGTATATCGGAGACAAAAGCATTATCGCGTATTTCTTAGGAGGGTTGGGAGTTTACGAGGCGTATTTGGGCGAGGAACTGCTCTATCGCCGCAAGAGTTCCTACCTTTACCTTGAATTAAATACAAAAGGAGTGTAAAACATGGCATCTTTTTTTAACTTGGTTTTGGATACGACCGCGCCTGCCGGACTTACCCTCAAACTGAACAACGGTGCTGCTTATGCAACCAGTACGGCAGTAACGGCTACGATTGGTCTGACGGACAGCGTAACGACCGGCTACCAGATGAAGATTTGGGGCGTGGCAGGTGCAGCAACGGAAGCTGAAGCTGCATGGGCAACGTTTGTAAAGTCTAAGGCGATCACGCTGACCACTGGCGACGGCCAGAAAACCGTATCTATTAAGGTACGAGACGACGTAGGCAACGAAACCGCAACTGTTACCGCGAAGATCACGCTCGATACCGCTGTTCCGGTTGTTACGATTACCGGCCCGGACAAGAGCAAGATTTCTAAGGTGGCAACCTTCAACGTATCTGCGTTCTCGTTCTCTGCAAACGCGGACTTCGAGGAATACAAGATTAAGGTTGTTCCGAGCGAATCCAGCCTTGAAAATGCCGGTACGCAGATTCCGGTTACTGCCGGTTCTACCAACACCAGCGGTACTGCAGGTGGCTACAAGGCCGACACTGCAATCAATGTCACTATCAACGGCGCAGACCTCGAAACTGCATCCGCTGGCGACGGCGTGAAGATCGTCAAGGTGTTCGTAAAGAACGCCGCCGGTACTTGGAGCGTGGCGTAAATGGCAGCTCCGAATCTGACTTTTTCCATCACGGGAGAGAGGATTTCGGCGGTTTCTGGCTTCGACAAGGTGATTGTTGCATTTCAGTCGGACATTCCGTACAAGGCATTTGAATGTCGCGCTACGATGTCCGGCGAGGAATGGGGCAGAGGGAGAGGGACGCTCATTGCGTCCTTCTCTCAGACCCCTGCCGCAACACAACGTCAGTTCGAGGTCTACGATGATTTCCTACTCTCTGGCGATGGCGAATATCGCATTTCCCTCTACGCGCAGGGTATGGATGGCAGTTGGAACGACAACTGGGGCTTTATCCCGTCTGACAGCAACGAAACCATGCTCGACGCGGACGGAAACGAATTTCTTTGCATGAAGGAGTGATGGCATGGCTTATAATTCCTCTCATACCGGCGCACAGATTGATTCTGCGGTCGGTAAAGTAATTGAAAAGTCGGGAACATGGGATAACAAGCAAGATAAAATCAAGGGCAAGAAAGGGCAGTATGCAGGTTTTACAGAAGACAATGTACTTGGCGCTGTAAATGCTCCGAGTTCTGGCGGTGGTTCAATCATCACCATCACGTTTGCGGCTGATTTTGTCGGTCAGGCATGGACGCTCAAGGGCGGCGGTGAAACCTACACCGGCACAGTGGACAGCAGCAAGACGGCAACTGTAAGCGTACTCGGTATCAATACCACCTACACGCTGTCGTGCGTGCTGGACGGCGTGACCTACACCGCCGAGGTGACGACCAAGGCGTATTACACGGCGCTTGCAGTAACGCTTGAGAAATTCCAGAGTACGATTACCGTAACCGTAGATAGTGGTTCAACGGTAACGGCTACGCTCGGCAGTACGGTATTGACCAAGACAAGCAATGGTACGGCTGTGTTTACCGTCGGTAAGGCGGGTACTTGGACAATTAAGGCTATCAAGGGTGATCAGACAGCAGAGGGCACGGTAAGCATTACCGCCAGCGGTCAGAGTAAGTCGCTGACGCTGAGTTATGCTAACGTGTTCGGTGTGATGTGGGATACGAGCAACAGCAGCACCGCATTGACGCGCTTAACTCCGAGCACCGACCCTTACGGATTGGTTACGCGGTCGGTGACGACTGAGCCAATTCCAGCTGTCGGAACTGGCTCTGGAAGCAGCTTGTTTGACAGCTTTATGCCATGGAGCGGCATGAAAGAGTGCAATCTGAACAATGCAGGCGCTGTGACAGCATGGAAAGGTGACAGCGGGTTCTCACGTTCTAATAACTTTACCATGGTGTTTATTCCGGAGTTCTATATTGCGGCGAAACGTAACGGCACAAAGCAGTATTTCTACGTTTCGGACAAGCCGAAAAGTGGATTTACAAAGCATCCTGGTTCAAATAAATATATCGGTAAGTATCACATGACCCGTGGAGGGTACAGCATCAGCGTCGGAGAGCCTGTTGTCTCTATAACTCGCGATACGGCAAGAAACAAAGCTAAAAGCATTGGACAAAAGTTCCATTTGTACGATTTCGCAACGTATTGTGCGATTATCTTTTTGTATATCGTCGAATTTGCGGATTGGAACTGTCAGAGTAAGATTGGACAAGGATGCACTAATAATTCCTATTCAATCAATTCTGGCGGCACAGACAGCATGACCTATCACACGGGACGCGCGAGCGGCACAGACGGTAAAACCGCAGTGCAGTACCGTTGGATCGAAAACCTGTGGGGCAATGTATACCAGTTTATTGACGGCTTTAACGCCAATGGTACAACGGCGTATTACTGTACTGACCCAAGTGAGTACGCGGACAATACCTCGAGCGGCTACACCAATATTGGCACGCTTTCCGGCTCTGGTTGGATTAAGGATTTGACTGTTACCGACAATGGTTTACTGATTCCGAAAACGTCTGGTGGCTCGGGAACAACCTACGTCCCGGACTACGTTTATTCCTCGTCTGACTGGCGCGTGCTGTATGTTGGTGGCGATTGGAGCAATGGCTCGTATGCAGGTCTGTTGTGCTTCTATGCGGACGGCGCCTCTTCGGATTCGTACTCGAACGTCTCCGCGCGTCTCCTGTGCGAGGCGTAGCCTCGCAATCCCCTCCGGGGGTCCGGGGGTCGCAACCCCCGGCATGTTTCAAAGTATAAATTTTAATCTAAGCAGGGACTGTCTGCGCGTCGCGGAGCGCGTGTCGGTAAAGATGGCACAAGCACTGCTTAGTCGGCTTGGACGGCTGAAATGGTGTGCCAGCAAAACGATAATGGTTAAATATGTACGTCCAGTGGGCGTGCAAAATTTGAAAGGAGTGGTACGAATTGAGAGTGCACGGAGATGTCAAACCGCCTGAGGTTGCGGCAGGCAGTATGCCAAACAAGCCCGGTAGGGCATGGGTACGGCTGACACTGAATGCCAAGCAGGAAACGGACAAGGACGGTCACAACAGTTGGGTGTACGATGAGTACATTACTGAGGTGGAGGATACGCCCGGTCTGATGGACGAGGTAAAAGCCAACTATGATAATCTGCTGCGGGAAGCCAAGGCGAACGAGAAAAGTAAAGCTGACCTCGTGGCAGAAAATGAAGAACTGGCGGCGCAGAACGCAACGCTCAAGCAGCAGGTCGCGGCGCTGACCGATCAGCAGTCTTTTTATGAGGACTGTATTGCAGAAATGGCGCAAATAGTTTATGCGTAAGTTGTTGGCGGAAATCGCCTTAAAAATCTACATTTTATTATCAGAAGGAGAATTAGAAATGATGGCTATGTTATTTTCTCAACGTGTGATTCTTGGTAAGTGTGAGTTCGAGCAGGTACCGAAGAAGCTCAAAAAGCAGGTAGCGGGAATCCTGATCGACGAGTGCGGTATGCCCGAACTGGTACCGGCTGAGTTCGGCGGGACGGCAGCGTAACTCATACGCGCAAAGAGAAAGAAAAAGCGCAAAGGAGAATAAAATGAATAATGTAAACGAGTTCAAAGCCGCTGTTGCGGCGGGCATTGCGGTGCTTACCGCACTTTGGGGGTGGTTCGGCTGGCTGGTTGTGCTGTTTGTGGCAGCGATGGCGGCGGACTATCTGACCGGCACGGCGGCGGCAATGCAGAAAGGAAAATGGTCGAGTAAGGCGGCAAGGGACGGCATTTTTCACAAAGTCGGTTCCATCGTAGTGGTTGCAGTCGCAGGCGGCGCGGATTTGCTTATCGGTATGATTTGTGACCATCTGCCGGGCGTGACGCTTCCGTTTGAATATACGGTTCTGCTTTGCCCTCTGGTAGTAGTCTGGTACACGCTGACGGAACTCGGCTCTATCGTTGAGAACGCGGTTTCCCTCGGTGCGCCTGTCCCGGCGTGGCTGCAAAAGGCACTTTCCGCCGCAAAGGACGCGGTGGACAAAATCGGAGATGAGGAAAAATGAAAATCACTTTTAAGGGCTGTAACCCAAGCAACTACCGCAAGGGCAGAGAGTTCCCCGTGCACTGGATTGTTCTGCATTTCACCGCGAACAACGGCGATACGGCACAGAACAATGCAGATTTTTTCGCAAGAGAAAGCGGCCTGCGTGCCAGTGCGCACTATTTTGTAGACCCGAACGGCGTTGTGCAGAGTGTAAAGGACGGCGACACGGCATGGCATTGCGGCAGAGAGCGCGGCGGCAGCTACTACAATGACTGCCGGAACGCTAATTCCATCGGCATTGAAATGTGCAGCGTGAAGCGGAACGGCGTGTACGTTATCCCTGAGGCAACAATGAAGCGTGCCGCAAAGCTGACCCGTGAGCTGATGGCAAAGTACCACGTACCGGCATCGCGCGTGTGCCGTCACTACGATGTGACCCACAAGCAGTGCCCGGAACCGTGGGTACGCAATCCACAGTTGTGGCAGAAATTCAAAACCATGCTGACAGAGGAGGTTGAAGATATGACGGAAGCACAGACCCGCGCAATCGCAAAGCAGGAGATCAGCAAAGCGGAAAGCGCAAAGAAAGTATACAACAGCGTTGCCGAATGCCCGGCGTGGGCGAAAGACACCGTGCAGAAGCTGGTGAACAAGGGCTTTTTGCAGGGCGATGATAAGGGCAAGCTGGCACTGAGCACCGACCTGCTGCGCCT